TAGCAAATTGTGCCCCTGTTATACTAACTTCTGATAATAAAGTTCCAAAAATATTTAAATAAGATTGAATTGAATCGTTCATTTCATTTTTCCCTTCTGTTGAAACAAAATCTGGTTTTGGCCCATCGTTAGGGGCAGCTCTTTTTCTTTTTACTGCTGATCTTCTTTGCTTTTGAGACATTGAAGTAGCTTTAGCTAGAGGAACACATTTAGGATAGCCTCTACGCTTTTCTCCTTTTTGCCTACCACATGGTTTGAATCCCCCACCTTTTTTTGGTGCTCCAATGTCAACCCATTTTTCAGCAACCCATTTTCTTAAATCTTCATTAAGATTCATTTGTTATCTTTTTTTCCTCCGGGTGTAACTTTACCAGAACAAACAGCGGAAGCATACATGTTGGCATAAGCAGATGGGTAAACATCAAACTTGCGTTTTGCAGCAGCCTTTCCTTTGGCACAAAGTTTTTCTATTAATTGAGTTCCTATGTGCTCGGTTGAAGAATCTTGTCTGCCTGCTTGTGTTTTTGCTTGTGCTGCTTTAGCTCGTTTTCCAGCCTTAATAAAACCAAGTGCTTTTTGAGCATGATATCTTCCTTCTCCTTGTGCTGTGGCTTTTTCAGACTTAGCAAATTCCTCTGCTGCTTTTTGACCTAATCTCTTCATACCTTTTTTATACTGAGGTTCTTCTAATAAAAGATTTCCAGCTAATTCAATGGCTTCTCTTGCTTTTGAAAGTGCAATCGCAACTGATTGTTTTTGTGCTGCTCTTTTATTTTTAGGCTTACTAGTTCCAATCTTACCTTTTTTCTTATAAGCAGACATCAACTCTTTTATATTACCACTAACTACTTTTTTACTTGATCCAGATTTCAAAGGCATATATCACCATACTGTGAATGTTGGGGGTTCTTCGAATTCACTTCGAAGTTGTTCTTCTAACTCTTTTTTTTCCATTTGGCTTGCTTGAGTCAGGGCAGCACCATTTAAATTAGCACCTCCACCGGGGGATGGTAGACTTGAATACTTACCTCTTATTTCACCAAGGATTCCTTTGGCTATCGCAAGAGCATATTTTTGTATCCAATTTCTATACGCAGGGTGAATGGTGTTTGTATCAATAGCTCTGAATTCTAAAATAACTTCATCCCCATTTATGATTGGTGCTGGATACACTTGCAAAATGTTCCCATTTAAAAGATCAAATGCACCTTCTTGACCTAGAACTTTTCTAGCAAGTTCCAAGTGGGTTTGGAGAAGATAAAAATCTCCAAGTCTAAAATCACCATAAATGAAATTATCTTGGAAATACTTAATAAAGAAATCATATTCTAAATCATGTGTTGCTTGTTGTAGTGTAAGTAGTGTTTTTCTATAAACAACATAAGTTAGATTATGTGCTATATGTGGTGGTAATATGTACTGGTTTATTCCAGCCGATGTTTCAAAAACCGCAAATTGGCGATTCCAAAAAGGTGCATGATAAGAAAATTTGTTTATTGATTCTTCAATTGAACTTTTCAATTGAAAAGGACTAAGTTCAACTCGCACAACAGGATGACCAAGTCTAGCCAAGATATAATCACGGATAGATAGTTCAAATCTGTTGAACTCAACACCGTCTTCCAACAATCCAGTGTTTAATTCTTCAGTCTTTATTTCGCCATTAGTCTTAGTGTCTGTTAGAAGTCTACCACCATAGCTTCCAAAAGTATCACCGTACCCCATTATTCTTGGCTTGGCTATCACTGGAAATGTCATCTTCTATCACCTTTTTTTTCTTGGGTTCAAATATTATCTTCTTTTCTGCTACTAACTCTAAGAAAGGGGAGTCTAGTTCTTGGGAGGATTCAAAAAATTCTCCCGGTCTTATTTCTATTATTTTATTATTTATACTTAATAATTGATTCCATTTACATCTAGATCTATATTTGAACATAAAACTCCCTAATGTATATAGGTAACAAAAAAGAGGCAAGGAATTTTATTTCCTTGCCTCTTTTAATTAATCAGTCAGATCAGAGTGAGCTACCAAACTTCTTAGTCACCGCAACGAAGGGGTAAGTTAAGAAGTTTAGTGAGGGGCCTACGATTCTAATAATACGGTAGAATCTTGTATTAGGCTCGATAGCAACCTTACCATAGCGGGTTAGGATACCCTTTCTTGGTTGGAAGCTCTCAGGATCTGTGACAGTTGGTAGCTGTTGTAGTGGGATGTAAGGAGCATAGATGTAACCAGCATCCATTGCATTTGAACCCTTATAACCAACCATTATTTCATCATCGGGGAACATTGGGTCTACATAGAGATCGTAGCGTCCCATGAACTTACCTCTGAACTGGATTGAGTTTGCAGCGATGTTAGTTGGACCATCTTCTCTAGCAATACCACCTTCTAGCTTGGCAGCACTCTCTAGAAGTGATGCAACTACAGGCGAAGTTAGTAGCCAGCTACCGGGACCACGCATTGTGGTCTTGTAGATATCTTGAGCAGCAAAGTTGATTACTGCTAAGAGATTAGCATAAACTTCTCCAAGGTGACGGGGATTTAAGGTTCCTGTAAAGGCACCGAAGTCCACGATGAAAACATTTCTGTTTGAAGGTAGTGAACCAAATTCATTGCCTGTGGCGGTAGCTGCTAGTCCAGTGAAATCATATGTGAACTGTCCGGGAACAAATGTTCCGGTAGCAGCAGTGCTCTTGTTAGCAAGACCATCAAATGTTCCAAAATCTAGGTAACTCTTATCCATATTTTGGAGTGAAGCACCACCTAGTTTAGCAGTTGTATCAGTACGATTGAATCCATAAGCAATCATACGAAGATCTTCAATTAATTCGCGGTCTATTTCAAGTTGAAGTTCCTTGGAGAGAAGATCGGTTAGTTCTCTTTCGAGATCGAGGTTATGGTAAGCCTTGAGATCTTGTGAAGCTTCAAGAGTCCACAATGCACGCATCTTGCGAGTACGAGCAATGACGGCTTCTTGTTCAATGTGCATGGTTAGCTCAGGAATACCTGTTCCCTCTAAACGCTCTCCAGCACTCATGATCCAAGCATAAGTTGCAGAAGCATTAGGGAATGCAGCTATCTTACCACCAAAGGTTCCTGATGGAGCACCATTACCAGTTATTTGTCCACCCGTTAAAGTTTGCAACACATTGGAGATGTCGAAGCCAGTTACGGCAACATCACCATCAAGACCAGTTCCTGTTCCTGCGGTTGAACCAGTGTAGAATGTACCAGCATCTGTTCCAGAAGCAGAACCTATTGGGTTTGAGGTCAAACCACGGTAGGTTAGGTTGTACTTGCTGTAAACAGTTTGAGCTTCATTAGTACCATACTTGCGGCTGTGACCGAGGTAGAAAACTTGGCTTACTGGAGCTTGCATTGGTTGAACACCAACGAAGTTCTTGGCAATTAGCTCAGGGAATACTCTTCTTACGAGTGGGAAAGCAAACTTGGCGAAAGTTCCTAGGTGACCAGTTGTGGTGGCTCCTGTTGAAAGCTCTTCGCGGAGTTTATCTTCCACTATTGCCTTAGCTTGGTTCTCTAGAAGTTGGGCTGTAACTCTACGGTCGTAGTCGTTGTTAATGCCTTCAAGTACAGGCCCCCACTTCTGCGTTAATTTTTCATCGTGAATATACATCGAGTCCATATTTAGAAATTCCTAATCAACGAGAAAAAGGCATTAATTTCATAGCCTCTGGGGATAAGAACGGGTTACCGACCTGTTCTCTAATCGAAACTGGTCTTTCAGATTCAGAAATCAAAACAGCCTTCTCAGATGATACAAAAGGTTCATCAGCAGAGGCTTCTAGATTCTTTACTTCTTCGACCAATTTCATTCTGTCCTTTTCAAGCTTTCTCGTCTTTTGCTCGGAAAGGTTTACTTTATTTGATAAAACCTTGATTGTGTTTTGCAATTTTTCGTTTTCTAGAATTAGTTTGTTTATCTGCTCACTAAGAGTCGATACTTCTTGTTCTAATTCATCAGATTGCTCTTTCATTTCTGTGACTAAGCTAGACTCATCGTTTTGTGATAATTCTAGAGTCATCAAGGTTCTAACAGATTCAAATAGTTTTGCATTTCTGAAAACTTCATTCTCTTCGACTAATTCGGCAAGTGCTTGCTCTTTTAGTTGATCAATTTTTGTTCTTAGGAATGCATTAACTTTTGCTTCTAATAACTTAACTTTTGATTCAACTTGTTCGTTTATTACCGAATCGACTAAGGTGAATATTTTTTCTACCGTAGATTCATCTAATCCTTCAGGTAGAACTTGCGCTATGTTTGTTAACTTTTTATCCATGGAATAATGCTCCTAGCTTTAAATAGATACTATAGATTTATACATTTTTTAATTTTTTTTAAAAAATGTATAAGTACCTACCTAATATATTAATTAGACTTTTTCTTTAGACTCTTCTTTGTCTTCTGTACCAAATACTGGTTTTCCAGAATAACTCCTATCAAAACCTCTCATAGCTCCTCCCATTAACCCACCTAATGTTCTTTTAAAAAACCCTCCTTCAGGTTTTGGAGCAGCGGGGTCTACTTTAGGAGGGGGCAGTTTTTTACCCTTTAACCCTTCTTTATATGATTTTTTAAAACTTTTCATAAATCTAGAGGGGGCACTTTGAACTCGTCCAGCAATATTACCTATTGTTTGCCCGAGTCCCGCGACTAACTCATCAACTCTTTCTGGATCTATTTGGTAAGCTTCCTTTAATTTTTTTTTTAATTTAGATTGGTTTTTCCCTTTTCTAAATTTTTTCAATCTTTTTGAAGCACGAAGAGATGCAAAATCTGAAGACTCAAGAGATCCATCCTTATCATAATCTAAATACTTACTTTGCTTGGCAGTTAATCTTTCATCAACTCTTACATCATTGTATTGATTATATGCTTCATCAAGTTTTCTTTTTATTAACTTAAGTAGATTAGATTCTTTTTGTAACTTAGTTTTAGATTCATTTATAAACTTAGATCTTTTTGATTCGCTAAGTTCTGGATATGCACCACGAGTGGAAGGATCCGCAACAAGATCAAATGTTATAAGATTAAAATCTTCATTTACAATCTTTTTTCCATCGGAACTTTCTGATAAAGTTCCCATTCCTCTGGAAGAGATTCCTATCTTAACTCCCCCATTTATCAATGCACGGGCTGTTAATCCAGCAGGAGTATTAAGTATTTCAGCCTCTCCTATAACTTCATTACCCTTCATTTCAAGTTTGGTAATCAAGTGAGAAGCATTAGATAGCTTTACGGTATCATTAGTGGGGTGATCCAACTCGCCACACAATCTTCTACCTTCAATTAATGGTTGAAGTTTGTCTAATTGCTTGCTCAGTACATTTTGGGGATAGATTCTACCATTGCTGTTAGATTCTTCTGCGCGTTGGAAAACTCCACGAACTTTCATGGTTTTTCCTTCTGTACCTTCATTGATAACTTGTAATCTTTCTATTAAAAACACATCTGTGATAATCATATTACTTCACCCCAAATTTCTTTTTTAAACTTCTACTGCCATACTTTGCTGCTAGTTTTTTATCACCATCCCCATATCTCAGTTTAGTTCTTGCAGCGTGTTTCTTAACTGAGGAGAAGCTAGAGTTAGGAGTTGAACTTCCGGGAGTAAAACCTTTAGCTATTTTACCTCTTCCACTCTTAGAACCCCATTTGCCTTTAGAAACAACATAGAGCCTATTTGCGGCTTTGGTGCTAAAAATATCTCCATACCTAGCTTGGGCTAGTGCTTGTTTTATACTGTTGTAGGTTGTGACCTTAGCTTTAGTGGCTAAGTGTTTTTCTTTCTTGGTTCCTTCTCTAGATGTATAATAAGAACGACCCGATTCAGATCCACGGGCTTCTAATAACAAGTCTAGTATTTCGACCAAGTTCATTTTTTATTCCTTATACCTTTTAGTTTTTGAGCAAAAAGAAGAACAGTATCAGATTTTTTCTTCTTGCCACCGGAAGGAGCAACTTGCATAGATCCTCCCATGTTACAGCCACAACATCCAGTCCCAGTCATTTCTAGAAGAGTTTTAACTTCCTCTAAAAGATTTATTAGAACATCAGCCTTTTCTTCTGTAAGCAGAGTTTGCTTTGGTTCAACATTTTCAACAATAACTTTTTTCTCTTGCTTAACCTGTTTTTTAGGTATTGATTTTTTTCCTAAAACTTGATTCATGAATTCATCAGGAACCACTGTTTCAGATATATCTAATTGTTTTTCAACTTCAGGAGTTTTATTAACAAATGACAAAGCCTTCTTAGGAGTTGTCATTTCATTCATGATCAACTGTTCTGCATAAGAGCCTATGCTCATCCCAGAATTTTTTAAAGTACTCATGATTTTTTACTTGGGTTTTTTCTGCTTAGTATCTCTTTCCTAATATTACCTGCTCTTCTAGAAGCAGCGGCTTTTTTCATTGCTTCATCTTGAGCTACTAATGCTGCTCTAGCATCTGCATTAGTATGAGGGTTTTTAATTAAAGGTCTATCTAAAGGATCTTTAACTCCAGCAGCTTCTGCTGCCTCTGCCTCGTCTCTCATTGTAGATAATTGATCTAATCTTTTTTGTATAACTTTTGGGCTTACTTTAGGTTTTGCAGCGGCTTTTTGTTTTTTAGCTTTTATTTCTTTGTAAGCTTCGGGGTCCCCGCCAGCCGCTTGGATTGATTTTTCCATTTCTTCGGATTCAAGAACTAAATTAGCCTTTTTCCAATAGGAATTTGTTATTAGTAAATCTCTATAAATATCTTCTAAATGATAATGTTTCATAGCGGGACCCTAAAGTTAGAATAGCAGTCAAGGTATTTCACTTGACTGCTTTTATCAAATCAAAATCAGCAAGACTTCTTAGACTTCTTTCCCTTCATCATCTTGCCCATTTTGCCTTTACCAGCTTTGGAAGATGACATATAACCCTTATCCATTTCCTCTTCAACGACATCATCGTCGTCGGAGTCTTCTTGCTCATATTCTTCTTCGGAAATGTCTTCGTCTTCGTCTATTATATCGTCATCCGATTCTAATAGAACTTCACGAACACATTCAGCTATGACGGACTCTAGGTCTTCTTCGCTTTCGTTTACCTGTGTTATGCGATCTAGAACATTAGCAATTATCTCTAAGTGCTCTAGAACTCTTTCCTCTTCTATTGCTTCTGGTAATAGCGAGGTGCATAGTGGGCAAACATGAGCGGAGCCTTCATCAATAGACTCTTCCTCTTGGTCTTGAATTATTTCGTAACCTTGAGCGTCAGTTTCCTCAGTAAGGCTTTCTTGGCCCTCTTCAACCTTGCCTTCGTTAATGTTTAGGCCAATCTTACCCCAAGCGGCTGACTCAAGGAGCTTGTTACGGAATTCATCATTTAAATTAACATGTTTCATAGCTTTTCTCCAATTAAAATTGTAAGCTCTAACTTATGTAGTATAGATATTACAAATAATATATTTTTTTATTTTTTTAGTATGCTTTTACATTATGACCATTATCCACATATTTATTCCTTGGGGAATGTGGACTTGAGCCATGCCCCGGAATACCATCTTCTTCTACTACGATAGGTATATTGTTAATAAAAACTTTAGAAGTATTTGCTGGGTTTTTTATTACTGCTGGGTATTTAGCTGTTGGGTGTGGGGTGGTTAAATCTCCTACAACCACAACTAACTTATTTGCAACAAAGACAGTTCCTTGAGATTGAACCTCTTGAACAGCCCCACAATTTAAAACTTCTGTATTTCCTATTAAACTAAATGGCATATTATTGTAATGGCTTTATTTGCTTGGGGGTTGAAGTTATGATCCTTGGAGCTTCTGTCTGCGTGGGTGGCTCTATATATTCACCTGAGTTCAATGATCTTATTTGAGGGTAAGTATCAGTTGTTGCCGCAGAGCGTCTCCTAAGTAACGCAGTCTTATTCAAATAAGCATCCCCAGAGTATTTAGTAACTTCATACACTTTAACATTTTCTATCGCGCCCTCTTTTATCTTATCAAAAATAACTTTATTAGTTCTATTAGATATAAATTTATTAAAGTCTGTAAAATTAAGACGAGAGAAAACATCAAAGGTTGTTAGTCCTCGATCAAGAACATAATTATTATTTAGTTCAGAAATTATTTCTTTTATCTTTCTTAACGGCGTTCTTGGTCTTTGCGTAGTCTTTTCTTCTTTATATCCAGACGAGAAGAATGTGCTACTTGGATCGAATATAACTTTTCTGGAGTCTAAGTCATATTCGCCGTAAACATTTTCGTCTGGATAAACAGTGCCTATATTAACAAACTTAGCTGTCGTAATATTAGCATCATACTCATCAGAGTCTATACTCATTTCAAATATTAATTCTCTTGTAGTTCTTGCACCACTTTCAAATTCTATTAAATCAGACTGAATATCAAAAGGATTATTTTCTTCTTTGTTTGTTGGGAAGAGCAAGATATACCAAGGAAGTTGTCTTACTAATAACGGTATATTTTTATTAGTTTTTCTAGCATGCCCATCAAATCTAATATCCTGTTGTTGTAAATATAAGTGGCCTGAAGAAACAACATAATCTAAGAATACATCATCTGGATGAACAGGGAAGAGATAATGGTTTGCCTTAAACTTTACATATTCATTAATTGCGTCTAAATCCTGTTGAGTATTTATAGAACATAAATCATATCTTGCTGTAGTATTATCAATATATTCGGTAGCTCTATCTGTAACTACAGATTCTGTTTTTAACTTTAAGAAATAAACATTTTCTCTAGCACCAGTTAATGGATAGTTAAATTCCAAATTAACCGCAAATGTTGCTGATGCAGTTAATCTAATTGAAGAATCGCCACCTAATAAATTTAAAGCTATTTCTTTATCTAAATCTGAAATAAGATATGCATGATCTTTTTCTGTGTCTAGATAAATTCTTCTTTGACCAGTTCCAACTCCAACCGTGATATAATCTCCATCTGAGATTTTTAAATTAGCTCTACCAACTACAATATCATCATCATTGATATAAAACTTTCTTTCCTCATCATTAACAATTACCGTCAATGATTTTTCCAAATCAGTTGCTAAAGTTTTTATCAATGGAGTGAGTTTTGAAGTTCTGCCAGTGCCTTTGTCAGGATCCAAAGGAATTAATTTATTTTCAAGATATGCGAATGCTTGCAATGTATTAACAATTTGATCCTGTTGCTTAATTGGTTTAACTACTCTCTTTTTACTTTTCTCTGCTAATTTTCTATAGTAGGGTAGATTAAAATCAGAGATAGTTCCATTAATTAATTTTCCTCTAATAACTTCTAAGAAATATTCTTTTCCAATTAAATCACCTTTTTGATCAGTGATTGCTTCAAAGATTTTAATTGCAGAGGGTTTTAAACTTCTTTCTATATTTTGTATAGTTAAATCTGATGAGTAATAAGATCTCCAATCCTCTGAAGTATTGTTTTTATCTAAATAATAATTTATTGCTTCATGAATATATTCCGCAAATAAATCGGTTTGTCTATAGTTCACAACAACTGCTTCAGAAAAATCTAACACAGGAGGAACATACACTGCTGCTGCTGGATCTAAATTTACTGTTCCAGCACCATTATTCTCAGGTAATTCATAATAAGGGCGTGTAGATACATTTGCATCAGAAGGATTTACTTTAGGTCTATTCGGATTATTTTCTCCGTTAGGCAAAGTAGTTTCTCCTATGTCGTCTAAAGGAGGAGTTCTTTCAATTATTACTGGCCCATCATCTGCCCCACCATCATCTAAAATAATTGGGTCAGTTAAAATACCCTCACCTAATCTATTTACAGAAATAGGCCCTGAATTTTTATTATTTTGACAATAGTTTAAACATGCTTGTAATGTAGTATGATAGTTTGGATTTGTTGCTTGTTGAGGAGTTGCAGTGCTTGTAATACATGTGCCATTGATACATTTGTAATAAGTTCTTAATTCAGTAGGATCAGAAATAATTCCTCCATTACTACCTTCTCCAATTTCAACTTGGCTAATGCCTCCTAAAGTAGTTCTAGACAATCTATCTGCTTCTGCCGTATTTGATCTACATCTTAATCTACAGGCATTTACATCTGAGAAATAACCTTCCCTATCGGCTGTTGTTTTTGTTGTAAATACAGGAGAGCAATTTCCTGTAGCTTTATTACATCTAAAATAAGTTCCTATTGGATCAGGTAAATTTGTAGTATTAACTATTTCAGAGCCTTCGGCTCTAAGTTTACATTCTCTTTCACATGCAGCTAAAGTAGCATAAGTTCCAGTTGTTTGATTTTGTGGAACAAAAACTCTTCTACACTTTCCATTTATTTGATTGCAAGAATATCTTTCTACTAGTGGGACTGGACCACCGCCCGTCCCTGTTCCTGTAGGTTCACCTTGTGGTCTAGAACATACATTTTCACATTCTACTAATGTTGCATATCCATTAGGGGGTCTATTTACTGATGATCTAGCAAAACATCCTCCTGCTAAAACTGCTCCAACTCCAGTAGAAGCTGTTGTAGCTCTTAAACAAACATACCAAGTCACTGATTGTGGAAGAGGAGTTCCAGTTGTTTCCCCTAGTCTACTAGGTTCCTCAGGACATTGCGGGGGACCTCTCTTATTTGTACAAGGTTGCCCGTCAATAGGGGCACAACTTGAATATGGTGGAGAGTTAACTATTGTTCCTGTTGGTTGAACAGTAGTGCAGTTAGGAAATGTTCCATTTGGTCTTCTAAATACTTGTTTTGTTTCACAAATTCTATTATAAATTTTTTGACATCTACAATTTGGTTGCCCATTTGGGCCAACGCAGGGTTCATACCCAGTTGTTATTGTTTGTATACAAAACTTACAATTTTTAGATATAGGGGAAGTTCCCGTAGACTCTCCGGGACCGGGAGTTGATGGTCCGGGGCCAGTAGGACCTCCCGGAGTTGATGGCCCGGGTCCCGGAGGTAAAGGTCCTCGACGCTCTCCGAAGTTACAGTCTTCTTCTATAATAGGTCTGCAACCAGCTAAACATGCATTTAAAGATTCTGGTTCGCAACCATAACTAAAAGGATTAGTAATTGGAGGATATTCACATTCTCCCGTAACTGGATTTCTAGTTCCTTGTAGTTGAACCGTTTTACATTCTCTTACTTGAGTTATCCTACATCTACATAAAGGATTATTAGGAGGAACACACTGACTCCAAGATCCCTCATCTCCTTGAGGAGGTCTAATATCACAATAAACACAAGTTTTAGGTGGGCAGAAAAAGGATTGCGGTTCAGTAGAAGGTCTATCTGGTTCTGGACATCTTGGTGGTCCTAGTCTATCTCTACATTCTGGGCTATTACATGCTTGTGTATTATTTAAAGACCAAGCAACTAAAATACCACCATTGAGACACCCAACTGGAGGAGGTGGGCACTGTTCATTTAATCCAATAGTACCTGCATCATCTATCTCACAAGTTGCTTCAGTTAATTTAGGGCAAGTACATCCCGGACCATACTCAGGACAAGGGACTCTTTCTTCGTTTGCTTCTTTTATGCAGCACAGATAATAAATACAAGGAAATTCTGGGCAAACTACATCTACACCATCTCTACAAACTGATGCACAAGCTGCTTCTGTTTGAAATTGATTAGTAGGACAGTTTGTTGCTCCGGGCAAATCAGGAACCCAAGTTTCTTTTTTTTCACAAAATCTATCAGTTCTTAATCTGCATCTGCATGGACCATTAGCAGCAGGAAGTCCATCTCTACCGCAAGCAAATCCATCTGGGTCTGTTGCTGGCCGTTCTTTACAAATCCAGCAGGTTCTTAATACTAATCTTGTTGGAGGTTTATCCCTAATAGGACCTTTTGGACCCCAAGGTTCGCCATCTCTTCTCCTTCTTCTAGGATGTCGTTTTGGAGTAACCGGAGGTTCATAATCTCTCCTGTTACCCGGACCTTGACCGGGATAGAATTTACCACACTCAAAAGATGGTGTTTCAGTCACTTATCACACTCCATTGAGAGCAATCAAAGGATTAGCAGAGTTTAAATTAGCGTAATGATATGCAGCAGAATTTTGAGATACTCCTGTCATCTTCCATTTTATTGTTGGGTAAGTGCATTTACCAACCCTAACATTACCAAGGAATCCTGCCCCACATGAAGAATCTGCATTAACATCAGAGTATAAAATATCTCTTACAGGAACAATAAAAGATGCAAATCTTTGGCTATCTCTGTTCCTGTGTGGAAGTAAATCTTGTGTTGCCCCACTACCGCGCAAATTATCCATAGTCACGAATCCTACATAAATAGTAAATTCGTTAAATCCTTTTTCAATCCAAATTCCAGTATATGCTGCTTGATCTGCTTCTCCGTCTGGATTATTCAATCCTGAGCCTCTGTATGTTAATCCTAAACTATTAATTAACTCTGCATCTATGTGGTAATCTAACATCCAAGAAGGACGATTAAACAATATTCTTTTTGAAATATACATAAAATTTATTTTATGTTGACCCATTTCATTATCACCACCTCCCGATTGAGAAATTTCTGTATTAGTAAAATTATTAACTCTATTGGGAACTCCACCAGTTAAAGTTAGCCCCGCATTGGTGACAGCATCCCTATAGCTTCCTGCTTTTACAAAGCGGTCTGCCTCGTTTATAGAACCGGGGTTAGGCTGGTGAGATATAACAGGGGTTATTCTATCATTAGGAAACACACCTTTATTCTGGAAGTTACCGTCTAAACACCAACGAGAAATATCCCAATCAGGATATGTAGGGAAATCTAATACACCAGTGTCAAAATTAGCATATCCATATCTAGATTGAATATAATTTCTTATATAAATATCAGAATCATTTGTTTCATTTCCATCATTTGCAAATTTTTGCTTGTAATAGTGGAATAACGCTCCCTCTACTCCATAATTTAATCCACCAAATACATAACCTGTGGCTAAAAGTTTTCCATTATTAGCATCTTGGGTTTGAGTATTTGTTTGAATTTCGGATATTTTGTTTGCCACATATTCAGACATTCTCTTCATTTCTTTATCTAAAACAGATTTTCCTACAACTGGATTAGCCAAAGAAATTTGTGGAATTGCAGCAGCAAGTCCAGCCCTTTCATTGTATGTTAATTCTGTGGTTCTTAGTAAAGGTCTAATGTCAATTACATCGGACTCGGCAATAACTCTAGTACCTGCTATTTCTTCGGAATCACCATCAACGAAAATATAAGCTACAGGAAGAATTGATTGACCAATTAATTCTATAGCATTATCTTCTAAATCTTGAGAAAGCAGAGGTGCGATATTTAGCAAATCGTCTGGGGCAGGGAAAGACCCCTTAACGGTAAAGCTTTGCTCAGTTCCAGAAGATTGTAAGAATCCTATATTTTCTGCTGATTGATCTGCGACGCTAGCTAGGATTGTTGGATTTCCTTGAGCATCTAAAGATGGTTGAGGCTGATATTGAGTTGAGGTCTTTGGCTCAAAATTCATACCTATTCCTGCACCTCTGACAACTCCAAGAACAGGTGAGGTTATTTGAACCACCGTACCATTTTGCAGTATAGATACGCCAGATGCATCGACAGGTTTTGAATAGATAAAAACCATATCTATTCTATGGGTAGCATTTAAATATTGTTTAGCTCCATTTTCATCTGTATAGAAAAAGTCTTCTCGACTAAATTGTGGAATTTCTATGGAGAGTTCTTCAGGAACATCAACGATAGCTGTTCTAGCAACACCTCTCCATCTTTTTATTAGATGGTTTTCTAATGTTGGAAGTTTTGCAAAACCAATGGCAACGCTTGTTGGGTGGTAATTAGGTAGAATATAGAACCCGTCAGTTGAACCTGAATCCTTATACCAAAGGAGAGCTTGTGAATATACAAAAGGTCCTAACAATCCCACTCCACCTAGACCTGCATATTCTAAAGCATCAGTTGCTAGTTGACCATAATCACTGGGAGTATCAATGTCTCTAACTGCCCAAGTAAATGCCCTTTCTGCTAAACCATTCATGTGAAGCGCATTGGATGCAACAGTTTGCTTTAACTTATTAATACTATTTATAACTAAAGTATTAAAAGTATCATTAGTTGAATTTAAAGTAAAAGTCTTATAAAGTTCCGTATCCTGTAATTCTTGACCTATAATTTTTACTAAGTATTGTAGAGGTTCATTACCGACATCGTTGACTCTAGCAGTGTATCTTCCGGGTCTAACTCTTACAACTCTATCCCCACCTGTTGCGTAAGGTCTTAATTCATCTATATCTCTTCTTGTGATTTCTAGAGTTCCATTCGAAGGTCTATCTACAGGTCCATCACTAGACCCTCCGGGTCCTCTACCGGGTCTAGTCTCTCCATTAGTCTCCGTTTCTGGTCCAGTTCTCCTTCCTCCACCAAGTTTTCTAAGTTGATCCCTCAACCATAAGCAGTTTTCTTGAAGTTGCTTAATAGGAATATTATCAACTTCAAAATAGTAAGGATCGTTAGCCTTAAAATATCTTACAGGCTCGGTAAACTTATACTGACTATCTGAGAATGTAAATTTTGCCATATCAATTATCTCTCTTTAGATCGAATACATTTGCTGATTTGAATCCATAAATGTCTCCAGTATTGGATTCACTAAACTGTTCATCAGTTCCAGCCTTGTAAATAGTTACTCTCCTTGGTCTTCCACCCATTCCAACCGCACAATTTTTAGCATTGGCAAAAAGGTTAGCTGCTGATTCATCCAACATAACTTGTGTTGGATCATCATCTAAGAACTCCTTACAATAATAGTATCCAGAAGTGTACAAAGTATCTGGAATTCCATCTCCGTTTGAGTCCCTACTTAATTTTAATAATGTTGGGTAAATAGAACTCAATTCAGGTGTAGTAGAAATTCCTGACACAGGTGCAGATAATCCGTAGCCTTGTGCAAACAACTGATAAACAACTCCTGTTTGAGCGGAGAAAGATCTACTATATTTGTTAGTTCTATAATCTAAAGGCCCATTTTCATAACCACTTAGATCATGAGCTAAGTATTTACATTCAGACTTAGGTGAGAAGTAAATTCTAAATACACCTTGATTATTATACAGAGAGGTGGAGCTAGTTCCTAATTGTATACCACTTACAGTTATTCCACTAATCGGTATACCTGCACGCTGAGTTAAAGCCGATACAGTTGATGTATCTATGTTGCCTAGTACAGGATAGAATCTGTCAAACGGATCATTTATAGAAACACCAGAAGTGGATTTCCATACTGAAGAAACCGAACTTCCACCTGCTCCAAAAGGATCTAGAACGCTTAATGCTCCAAAGTCTGGTGTAGAAGATGGTGCTCCATACACTACAGTTGCAGTTCCAGTAGTAGAACCATTATTACTAGATGTCCAATAAGATTGAGGACCATGATATCCGGCATCGGCAGGATATTGACCACTAACCGAAACATGTGCTACAGAAAGTTTTGAACTATCCGCGATATTCCAAATTAAAAGTCTATCACAATCAGATCCACTTGCATTGTAAACTAATCCATCTAATGGACTGGCATTTGGGCCTTTTCCAAAGTGAACATTGTTAACATGGACAGTACTATTACCCAACGCTCTAACACAAACCCCTCCTAAAGTTTTAGAGAAATCTGCTAAATACCTGTAAGTATTTGTATTTGCATCTGTAGTGAATGTTGGATTAGTTGTTTCTGCATATGCTATTGTATTAGTAGTATTTTGAGTTACAGCATTAGAGTCCATTGGATTAGCTAAGAATCTTAAAGATCCAGAACCAACATAACTTGATAAATCTGCGACATCATAATCATAATCTGCTACCGTTGCACCAACAGTCCCTATCCAAGTATTTCTATAACTACCTAAATCATGCATATCAATTGTTGAATTTCTATTCGCAACCAAGCAAGCTCTGGTTGCATGTAAATCAACACTAGTATGATTTGCAGCATTGGCTAAAGCGAAGGAACTTACAGCTAATTCACCTGTTTCATTATCTTTTGCAGGACCGATTTCTATTGTAGATCCATCTTCAGCCAATATGGCGACCCCACCCTGACCTACTACTGTAGGCCCAGCAATTGTTATTTTTGAATTAGATCCTGCATATAAAGTAGACATCTTAGATTGTTTTTCATAGCTTCCAGATGTTCCTAAAGCCATGGTGCAGTGATTGCTAGTTCCGTATAGAGATCCTGTTGAATTATTTGTACAATTTAACACAGTTCCATAATGAGAAGCTTGGTCATCATAATTACCATTTTGATTTAATAGTTGAGCTTCAACAAACTCTGCTGTTGAATTAGAGTCTACTTTTATTCCGGGTATTTTTTGCCAAGCCCCGCCAGTTAAATAACTAACTCCATGTGAATCTTTGAAAAGCATTCCTCCAGTAGAAAGAGCAGGAAGATCATTTTGTCTTGTATATTTTAGTTTTGAATTATTATTTAAAACTAAATGCTGACCATTGAGATAGAACTCTATGGCTCTTCTAACTGAACCATAAGCAATCGGATAACCAGATTTAATATAAGATATGGTTGAATTTCTAGCAATCAATCCTTCATTTGTATGCCTATCAACTGTTAATTCATCAACGAGGAGATTAGAATTATTTAATTCAATACCCACTTTATTTTGATAAATATCAATCAAACCATTTAGATCTAAAATTGAATTAAATGCTTTTACACCTACTAAATTATTATACTCTGCTGCAAAAGTTGAGTTTTGAGAAGGTGTTGCACTATCCGATCTATTTAAACCTCCCGATAGTTTAGAATTTTCTAATAAGAAACCAATTGGATTTCTTGAAGCCATGAACATTATATCATATCCACTAGCTTGATAATCTCTAGCTTCTGTAGATGCCCCACCTACTAATGCACTCAAAATTACTTCACTATTCAGTACTTTAAATCCACAAGATTTTGTTGTTTCTCTCACAGACAAACTGCTTAGTCCATAATTTCTATAAGCAAAAGCTCCTCTAGAGAGAATTACTTTAGAATTATTGAATGCAAATCCAGCTTCCCGACACCTTACTGCTGTACAATTTTCTAAAATAACATCTGAATTTAGAATTTCTATACCTACTTTAGTGGCTGTAGTTAAATTAGTATTTTGACCATCTACGAAAAAGTTTCTAATGTATATTTTCCCAGAACAGTTTTTCACTGACATCCGAGATAAATTGTTACCATATATTAAACCGAAAACATCATTAGTTGTAGCAACTACATCTCTGGATATCATTCCAACTGGGTAATTTGACATTGCTGAGAAATCACCACCGTTTGAAACAGTTAAATCAGTGGGGGAGGTTGTTTCATAAGCTCCTAGTGGGAATCGATTTGAAGTTGTTCCTATGGCAGCGGAGTCTCTTATAGTAACCGATAAAGGTGCTTTTCTATCAGTTACTTTTGGATATAATACTGAATTTACTGAAGTAAATCTAGTGTCGTTAGACCCGCTAAAAACAGTTGAAGAAATATTAACACAAGAGGTGGAGCCTACTGAAGAGTAAATACTAGCACTTATATCTAAACTATCAACTCTAGTAATATAAGTATTGCCGTATACTGTTCCTACCTGCCCTACAGTGCTAGATGCAGTGTATGCTTTAACATAATTTCTATTTATTATTTCTATAGATCCATTTTCTACTATTTGGAAATCATGTAATTCTAAAGGTCCTAGATCACCAAAATTAGCAACTTCAATCAAAACTGGAAATCTAATAACCCTTGGTAATGATGCTACTGCGGCACTTACTGAAGTATAAATATTTCTATTTTGAGCTAGAGTTAGAGCGGGAGTATCAGCACTAACTGTCAAAGCTAAACCAGTGATACTCGAAGTTGGGAAGCCTGCATATTCCCAAAGTTCATAAGTTCTTTCTTCAAGATCATAAAGAGGTAAGTTATCCTGTTCCCAGTTATAGAAGGAACTAGTATCAAACTTGCTGACATAAGGAGTCCAAGAGTTGTATACTCTTAAGCTCCCGCTAGAAGTGTAAATATCGTTTTTATTGAAAGCCATATCAGAAGTTTATTGTCCATCTAAAAATGAGACTAAAATCGTCAGTCTTTAGTATATTGCTAAAATATCTATATGCAACTAACAAGGAACTATCTGTTGCTGCTCCTTGAGGGTTTTTCATAAACAATCCTATTTCATTTATAGGTAAATTATTTCTTATAGTTGAACTGTTACAGGCATCTTCATCTAAAACAATTGTATATCTTACAGAGTTATCATTTATTCTAGTTACTTTGCTTCTAGGTAATTTTATAAAAAATTTATTAGAAACAGATGTTCCGTTTACTAATTGATTTGATTGAACAACATTTTGATCAGAATTTACTCCGTATTCTGCTGTAGATGATAATGGACCAGATAGTTGGAAGGTTGTACTAGTTTCTAAACTGGAATTTCCAGAAACTCCAATTTGGACTCTGTCTAAATGAAAATCAGTTATCTTAGTTGAGCCTAGTCCAGCAAATAAGAAAGCTAATCCAACTCCCATTCCTGAAACAATAATATTATGGTCATCGAATATAAGTTCTTCCGAACCATCCCGATTAACTTTCGTGATAGTTAAATGTCCATTTATTCCTAAATCTTCTATAAAATTCATAAGAACTTAATTCTCCAAACTATCTGCAATTCAGAGGGTGCAGTGCTGAATGTTCCAAACTCAATTATATTTTTAGTAAAAGTTTTTTTGCAAAATAATCTATACTTCCTAGGATTATTTAGTTGACTAAAAGAATATGGAGGGAAATTACCAGCTTGAATAGACTTATTTAAATCAATTGTCCATAATCCCATGTGATATATACCACCATTTATGTTTAAAGCAACAATATCAGTTGGGGAAATTCGGGTTCCATAAACTAATTCTCCTGTAGAGCTAAATGTTGTTTGAGCACTTAATTGTAGTCCACTACTATTTGTAGTAGTAAAATTAATATTAACATTTGCAGACGGACTAATCATGTGTATAAATCCATGATAATCTATCAATGATCTACCATTATAATTTATACCTGCTGCTAAATTACCTGTAACTACAAAAGAACTAGGTTGTCCAGTATTTGAATCTAGCTGATTTATAGAAGAAATTAATATAGCTGAAACGGTATTTGCTGCTGCTGAAAAAGCATAATTACCAAATAAAACAGCCAGAGGTGATGATGCTCCAAATTGATTGTACAAGGAAGGTAAACTAGCAATATTTAAATGATGACCTTGATCTTCAATTGTTACCCCTGCACTAGTAGTATATGGAAGTTTTATTGTAATTCCAGACCAAGATCCTGAAGGAGATGCTGATAATTCTAACTTTTTATCCAGAGGATTAGGATAACTAGGGAGAACATCTATTTGTGGAGTAAAGGAGGTTGAAGTTACTCCATCTCGTAGAACAGTTAATTTTGTGTTTGATAGCCCACTTATTAATAATGGGTAGGTAGTGTTATGTATATTTCTTAAATAAGCACCTGATGGGGCACCGAAAGTAATTGCTTGGATGGTGTAATTTGAAGCGTTTAGAATAGCCGATCCACTAGATATTCCCGAAACTCCGTCAAAAGTTGTTAGTGCATCTACAATAGTTTTACCCGCCCCGTCTACAATTAAATTACTTTCTGAATAAAGTAATTTAGGGGTGTTATCCTCAATCGAATATATTTCTACTACTCCACGCATTAATTTCTAGTATCCAAACTTGTTATTTGTGATGCTCCTCCACCTGCTAAAGCAACTAAATCAGGATGTATCTTATAGTTAATTCTGCTGCCACCACTTGTATCTAGTGTTCCTGACGAATTTGCTGCAACCCTACTAGTGTAAGGGTCCTCAACCAACTCATTAAAGAATTTTAATATTGATCTCAGTTCTTCTTTATTAGTATAGAATCTAGCTTCATCAACAAAGGGAACCAATGGGATAGAACTTGTCTCCACTCCGTAATTTAACTGGAACCCTGAATTTTGTTTTAATGTAAGATCTTGTAGAGATATATCGCTAATTAAAAGATATTTATTTGAATCAGATTGATTCATTTTAAAGATTTCTACATAATAGTTAATATCTTGTCCATGAACTAAATTTCTAATTTTATAGTAATGTTCTGGAACTGGTATGATTTCTAAGTACTCATAGTTATTATAGAGTGTATAATTTCTTGTATCAAAAGGTATGTCAAAATTTTCTAGATAATTTTCCTTAAAATAATCAAAAGTATTTTTAGCAGGTAACTCAGTGACAGTCTCATATTCTTGAACTTCATTACCTAAACATCTTTGTCTAATATCTGTCCTAAACTCAGGATCGTTAACAACGGAGAATTGCCTAAAGTTCTTTATATGAGCTAAATCATTTAATAAAGTTCTTTGAGTTAAATTATCATAAACTATCAATTCCCATTGATTCCTTGGAGTCCAGCACCACATTAATTTTTGCCCATTTTCAGCAGTAATCAAATCCGTATGTATCCAGACTCCCATGGCACCTCCACCATAGTTTGTTACAGAATCGTTACCTATCTGAGCTTTAACATTTAAGTTAAAATAATGATCCTTAATTAAAGTATTGGCTCTTGGGCCGTATCCTGATAAATCAAATCTTAATCTTGGCAATCCATTTATTGAATACGATTTAATAAAAAGTTTATTTGCTAAGAATTGATCATCATTCTGATTAAATAATGATTGATCTAGTTTTATCAATTCAAATCTATTAAATCTAGATGCTCCAGAAGTTTGCACAAATTCAATTCCACTTAGAATGTGGGGGTTTCTAAATTCAGCATTTCCAAATCCTGTCGAGCTAAATGTACCTTCTAGAGGCACAATCATTGAATTTATAGTACTAGCAATATAAGTTCCTGAGGCATAACCATTATTAACAGCACAAGTGGTAAATACTCCCGACCCTTCTCCATATCCGATTGGAACTATAGCATCCAACGATGAAGCGATATAATCCCCTTCTTGAGAGACTACAGCAGAGCCTTCAACAGAGAAATTAGCATTGTAAAGTGTAGGACCGAAAACATGTGAGAAAATATTTGCTCCAGTCTCATCAATGCTAGAGAATCCTAATCCATGATTGAAATATTTTTTATAATCTCTATAAAGTAAATGGATCCCCCTACCAAACTTAAAGTTTTCGTAGTCATAATAAGAGTTTATTCCCATGACACCACTATTGATGTATGTGTTAGCTAAACTCAAAGATTGATTTTTCCAATGTGAATCTTCATTATATGAAACATTCGTAGAGACTTGGATGTCTGCTCTAGCTAAAGCTTCTTTTTCCTTTATACCATGCATGGTCCTATAGATATGAGGGATTTGGCATCTATCAATATATCTATCATGTCTACTACCTATTTCCGGCATCTTAGAATCTGAATCTAATTCAAAAGCTCCTCTGCATGGGAAAGTATTACTAGTGTCCACTCCAAAGAATGTATTATCAGATGTTAGATTTTCACACTTGTCCCAAACTCCAGAAGGATTAGTGTAATCTACTACTGGATAGAAAGAATTAGATGATGGTACATAACCTAAAACTAGGAATCCTTTTGTCTGTTCTCTTGAGAAGGCTGAAGATCCGTCAAACGAAATTGGTTGATTGAATCCTGTTCTATCATAATATTTTTCTTGTGGTAAGACAAACTTATAATTTCTTCTTCTTAAAGATTTTCTAGGAGTTGTATTTGTATATGTTGTAGAGCTAACAAGAATATCATCAAGTTGATTTGCTTGCTCTCTTGTAAAAGTAGTCATTCCCTCAGGAGTCAATGTGCCCCCAAGTGTCCCAGTAAAAATAGTCCTCATACTTACTCCAGAGGACTCATACCCTGCCATAGCCCCACTAACCAATGAGAACATGGTTTGCTGATCTTTGATTTCTATGGAATCAAAATTTGTATTTGTAGTTATGTAATCTTCTACAGGAGAGGAAGCATCAACTAATAAAATAGGTATTGCATGCGCGGGAAGGAATTTATTCAATACATCTTTTGTCTGAGTTAACGCATATTTACTATCACCTGTAATATCTCGTTTTGTAAAATTAAAGTTTGTAGCACTGTAATTAATCAAAACATGGGAAGACTTACTATTCCATAAACTCAAAACATCAAAATCCATCCCCTGCTGCATATCCAAGACTTCAAAATAATTAGTCGGATTTTGCATCGAAGAGAAGAACATCAAGAAATCATTTATCGATCCGTATACATTCCCTAGTTTATAAGTATTGTTTCTTAAATAAGTTCCAAAGGCATCCGTTAGAGAATCAGAAATTCCTAAGCATCTAGTTTTCTCAACTAAAAAATCTACCAGTTCTTCGTTTACCTTACATTCCTTGTAATATTTTATTTCTTCAAATGGGGGTATTGGAAAATTATTGTAATTTCTAAAATTAAATACAAAGTTTTTATCTCCAGTTGCAGATAAGTAAACGGGTTTTTCAATTGTAGGAATAGATGTTCCAGCTATGTAAACCCCTTCTCCATCTGGTTCTGTTCCGAATGAATTGGTATAAGCTAAGTCTTGATTATTTTGCTGTACCTTTAAACTTCTGTAGGTTCTACGATTTTTATCAACTCGTAAATAAGCTTTTGCTATTGGATCATTTATTACAGTATAAGTTCCAATAGGCTCTCCCGTATCATTACCAAGCTCCAACATCTTGTATACGGGCCAAGGTTTACCTTGATAAATAAAGTTTTCAGGGAATTTTATATAAGCTTCTAATAATATAGAATCCACTATTGATTGTATATTATCAATAAAACTACTGCTATTGTAGTTGTAAATTCCTAGTGATTCTGCTCTTTGTTTAGTCCATGTTTGAGCATTTTTTACATATATGGAATCTGTAGCCAACATATACCAAAGCATGAAAGGAACATAGGATTCCCATAACTCAGTTAGTGCTCCTGATGCATCAATTAGAACATCACTAATGATCGAATTTAGGACGAATTGTATTCCAACAGAGGTTCCTTTTTTCTTGTACGCTTCTGTTGCAGATCTTAGTTGTTGTCTCCATTTTGATGAGTCTGGTCCCAATAACTTCCAACCAATTAACCCAGCTAACTGCTCTAAATACTCCTCAGGACAACTTTCTATGTCATATAAAGATGCTAATTTTTCAACATGGTCATTAACATCTGCCATGGAGTAAGCCATTGCTTTTAATAATTTTCTATGTGGACCTTTTGGTTTTAAATCTGTAATTAATCCTAGTCCATCAATATAATCATTAAATGCATCTTTTACCCTAAAGTCTTGCTTGTCCATGAATGCTTGAGAAAATATTGCCTCAAGCATTGTTTCTAATTTATCTAACTGCTGTGTTCCACTTGTATATGTTGAGGTAGAGGATAAATAAGAAGTTGGAATATAACTAGAATAATTATACCATAAATGTCTATTGAATCCAATTATTCCATCTAAATCTTTAATATCTCTAGATAAATACAATCCTGAGAGTTGGCTAGTCACATATGCAGATGGTTGATAATTCCAAACTCCACTAGTATTGTTTAAGATATACATCCATCCTAAACTATCTATGAGATAGTCATGGACAGCAGATGCTGTGGCTCCAAAGACTCCACTTGTATTAGTTGCTAGACTTGGATCATTTGTTTTTATCTTTGGTTGTAAGGTTGCTGATAAGAATTGAACAAAAGATTCTTCAGTTTCAAATTGTTCTAGAGTGTACCCTAATGGATATAGAATATCATCTTCGAAAGTTTGAGGATTTATAAAAGTAAGAGCGTTTTGTTTTATAAAAAATTGGCTTATTGAAGATATATCATTTCTTCCTGAAACAGGAAGTATTGACCCGATTCTTGCCGCAGCAGCTATTTGAGTATTTATTATCTGATCGTCTTCTTGAATTCCTACTCCACTCAATTCAATGTCTTTGGCTTCGTAAATTTTGGGAGAAAGAATCTCCAAAACCTCTACGAAGTTTCTCTTAAAGTATTGGTTAGGAGAAGGATTGAAAGTATTCATCAGTCTAGATAATCAATTTTTATCAATAAGTTATTAAGTTGAATCAATTCATTGAATTCAACCTTGATATTTTCTGGGACATTGTCGATAGATGAAATCCTAACTTCTTCTATTTCAAAAATTACTCTATTTAAATCTGCGACTACAAGAGTCTCTCCAAATTCTCTGTTATCTACTGCCATGAAATCTAGGATGGCATTTCTAACTTTACTCTTTATCAATTGATCTTTTGGTTGTAATTTTCTATCAACTTTAACCGTAACTATTAAATCTAAAGTTCTAACTAATCCATCTACAACAACGATCTCGTCTGTCACCATTTTCTTTGGCTGTAGAGCAGTTATCAATTGTTGCTTGAATGTTGGACTAGCTTTTTGAACTTGTAAATTATTAGCTTTTTCTAAAACATAGATATCAATAATGTTACCAGAACAATACGCTTTTCTTGCCACTGTGGTGGCTTTTCCTACTGTCCCATAATCACTAATAAAAGTATTTGCAAAGACAGTATAATCTTCTAAAGTAACAACTCTATCTTGTCTAGCAAAAGTTAAAGGACCATACTTTTTAGCATGGAAAGCGGTTTCGGCATCTGCGCCTCCTGTTGCTCCCGTTGTGTTTGTTACAACCCCGACTCTAGTGCCTTGTTCAGTAATATTTGAATTTATATAATTTGAAACAATATTACCTCTACTACCTCCTCCAACTCTATAAGTAACTATGTAAGAAGAATCATCTGGTGGAATTACTCCCCTAATACCGTTACCAAATAGTACAGTGGCTTTATAATCATCATCATATATGACTTGGAATATTTTTTGTGTAGTACTAGAAGCAAAGAAAATATTCTCTACTTCTGTATAAGCTCCAGATGTAGTAGAATCTCCAGTATTAATGTAAACATCTATGGACCCTTCTACTACAGGACCTTCAGTCAATGGAATACTTTTTATTGATTCTGTTGCTGCAAATTCACCTTCATCAGAAACTAAAGCACCCTCTTGCAATATTATATTATTCCAAGTTAATCCAGTAGTACCAACACTTTCAGCTTGTGATAAAGCTATTTGACCCGTATTATTTGCAGTATCTACAACCCCATTAACAGTCTTATACAAAGTGAACGCTAAGTTAGCTCCATCTTCAGGAGATTTAACTGTGATAGTTCTGTTTTGAATAGGGATAACAACACTTCCTGCTGTCCCATTAAAAGTTATCGACGCTTGGGCGGCAGAGGATAAAGGCCCTTTTAATCTAACCCCGATAAGTTCAAATAATTTTCTAATTGAATTTCTATCTCTAGCAGTCACTAAATAATTTTCGTTAGCTAGAAAGTCTGCCTTAAGAGACATTACTGCCCCCATATATGCCACCAACTCAATTAACATCATCCCTAAATCTGATTCTACAAAATAATCATACTCCAAAGGATAAACTGCTTTGATATAGTCTACCAAAGAATCTCTAAGAGAAAGGAAATCACTAGATGCATAATTTATTAAACTAGCTTTTTTGTCTTCTGGAAAGACCACTAGTTTCATAAAATCTGATTGTGCATTATTTGTAAATGTCATTGTACGACCACTTCTATCTCAAATTGATTTTGGGCTTCTTTACTCAAAGCTAGAGTTAAAATTATTCTTAATCCATGGCTCCCGTCTAAATTTATTTTATCCAATTCAAAGACTGCTATTTTTAAAATTTTAACATCTCTAGTATAGCTTGTAATTGAATCTACTATTTCATTTTTTATTTCTGTAAATAAAATAGAATCTAACGGGCGAAATAAATATCTTTTTAATGAACAGCCAAAATTAGGTAACATAACCCTCTCACCTCTTTCAGTTAAAAGCAATTGGGTTATTGATGCCTTTAAAGTTTCAAATCCTGATGTTTTTTGGAAAAACCCACCATTAGCTTTAAATTTTCCTATGGGGTAATTTAAACCAAAAAACTTTTCTCTTACCCGAATCGTATCCCGTAAAGGTTTTTGGGTAGTTGGACCAAATACTCTAACTGTTTGATTATAAGCCATGTTATGTTAAAATATTTTTAAAGTATACGCTCTGACCATTATAATTCTTCAAAGCTTCACTACTATCTAGGGGTTTTGCGTAAAATTTTAAACTTCCTACGAACCCACGCAAGCCACTGGTTATACCACCTCTGTTGCCACCCATAAAGTTACCATACAGGTACATTCCATCTGTGTACCCACCTCCAACCATCCAAGGGGTATAGAAGGTATTAAGTTTTGGGCCAGCCTTTAAACTTCTAGGGCCATCGACACTTGAAGTCTGGTATTCAAAACTATTTTTCTTTTTAAATGATGGTAGATCTGGGGTTCTAAACTTTTCTACTCCAAATACTTCACTTAAAGAGGAAGTTGCCATTAATTGCCCATCACAATACATTTTAACTGTATCTGTTGTAGGATCTGCTGCAACATTTATTAAAATAAATGTTGAAGATGCTTGGCCGTAACTCTTGCCATTAACAATAGTAGAACAGTCTACTGTCATCTTGTAGAAACTTTCAGTTTGATTGCAGTTGGCTTTATTGATCCAAGAACAAGAACTTGCATCCCGTGACTGAGTAGGAGCAATGAAGAAACTTAAAGAAGATGTAGGGTTATTTTGAGCATTATCATTGCTATATCCTAAACCTTCCTTAGTTATTCTCCTGTCTCTTGTAAAGCCCATAATGAACCCCTTTGTATAGGCATCACCATCGTTTATAGGTAAGAAATCTAAATCTCGCAATGATCCATTTTCATCTACAGGTGGACTAGAGCCTTCTTTCAATCCTACATTCTCATTTCCAAGAATAACCTTAGTAAGAGAAGAAGCCGTTCCACTCAACCAGCCTGTTGCAGCGTTTGTTAGATTAGGGACATGAACCCAACACTCAATACTAAATCCTTTCGGATTGTACATAAGTTCTCTAAATTCTCTAGTATCTGGTAATCTCATGTACGATCCTAATCCAGACGCTAAAGTTGGGCTAGATGATTTATTCTTAGTCACTCCTTCCAAATAAGGAATAGATAATCCTGATACATAAACTGCACTAGCAAAGTTTGCCACTAATTGTAAATTATTATATTTATTATTAGTGACAGTATTTGTCATAAAGTAATCATTAGAAGAGGGTTGGACTACTTTAGGTTGCAACAGATTATAAATTGCAAACAATTCATCTGTTACTACTACATCTGTCAAGGAAAGCATTGTGCTTGAAGATGGGTCGATATCTTCATAAATAATACTTCCTACTCCTATTTCTGGAACTGCCAAATTAAAGTCTGGCATGTTAGCTCTGCGAATTGGACTGGCAGCAAATCTAACTTCTATTGGAAGTATAATACCCTCTAAGTCCCCTTGGACAAACATCAACTCCTTTTGTTTCTCGATTTCTATCGAAAAATCATAATCATTCAGATAAGAGAAATCGTTTATAGGAACTTGACCGGGTTGGAAAATTGTTGGGGATTCAACTTTAGATTCAAAAACATTAGGTGCTTTTACTGCAACTTCTATTTGTTTTTTTCTTTTTCTTATTTTTCTATTGTGACTAGAAAGTTCCGCAGCTAAACTCAACCTCATGTTTTTAGTGATCGAAGATTCACCGTTTGTGTTTATTTCACTAGTTAATGCAGCGGACAAATCATAAATGTTTTTATCTCTTTGCTGTATCAAATTTTGTAAGAAGTGATCTTGCTCATAAAAATTTGTCAGCGTTCTGCTATCGTCTATTTTATCTAAATCAAATAAAGTATTTTTGTAATCTTGATATTGTTGGAAGGTTATTGCAGTTCCCTTGCCTCCTATATTAGGATCGTATTCATATTTCCATCTATCTCCTGCTGGGATGACATCAGGATTTATAGAAAGCAGGACTGGGTCTAAGCCACCTTTTTGAGAATCGTAATATAAACCATCCTTAGTTAGTAAGAAATATCCTCTAGTGCTTATTGGTGGCCCAAAGGTCAATCTAAAGATTTCTTCTTGTTCTTCTGCTGTTGTTCCTCCCCCTTCCTGAGGTCTTCTTCCGGGGACTTGAATATCATCTATTGGAACTCTTTCAAATGTAGTTTCAGCTAAGAATTGATCAAACTCAGAGGAATCTGAAAACTTAGGTTCTAATGAGGGATCCAAACTTCTTTCATATGCTATTTCATTTGCAGTTTGAATAAAAGCATCGCATCTATTAACAAAGTCTTGTGCATTTTGGAATCTAACTTTATCCAATGCATATTTCTTTTCCTCTAACTCCACGACTTGGGATTGGCTTAGAAGTTGTTTTTGGTTAGCAGAATTTCCAGATTGGAATTTTTGTAATTGTTCTAGTTTATCAAAACATTCTCCAATTTCTGCGAATTGGTTTGCTATGCTTTGATAATTTGCATATAATTGTGCTCCAAACTGTGATGCATATGCAAACGCTTGTAATGCTCCAGATAAGTTTTTTAGAACTTGTAAAGTATCATTATCTAATTTATCTCTGGTGGAGTCTGATCTGAATTTAAGTCGGCCAGTTTCAGTATCAAATTCAATGATTCCTGTATCCAACATTATCTTTTTTATAATTTCCTTGGTTACAGAATCCGCATGATCACGAGCATCCTTTACTTGGCCTGTCACATCTGCAAGGATACTTGTTGGTAAGATACCGAGTGCTTGCTTTCCTAAATCCAACAAGCAGTTTGGAATTCCAAAGCTAGCTCCTAGTGCCTCAAAAGCACCGCCACCTTGGTTTTGAACCCGTAAAAATGTTTCTAGATCAAATGAAGCCATTAGAAAGCATACACTCCTTCGTAATCACTCTCGGTGTTTCCTATTTGGGGAGCAGTTGGAGCAGCCCTATTGGAATTTAAATAAACTTGAGAGCCATCAACATTGATAGCACTTCCTGCTTTAAATTCCATACCTGCTCCTGCATTGACGCTAAAGGACCCACCACAGTTTATATTTATATTTTGATTAGCGTTAATATCTAGGTCACCTTCAGTAGTTATCTCTATTTTTCCAGTAGAAGAAATTCTAACAACTGAATTATTTGCTGTTGTTTTTATTTGTATTACTTGTTCATTAGCTCCTGAGTCTGTGCATTCAATGTGTATTTTCCCTCTTTGGCCGGAACGAGCATACAAGTTAATATCTTTATTATAAGACTCTAGGTTAATGTTACCATACCTATTACTATTAGGCTCCTTGAATGCGCCTGTGGATCTATTACACAAGGTCAACTCTCTACCATCATTAACCACGACCAAGTAACGACCGTGCCTAGCTATGTGTTCTTGAGTAGTGTGAGCTATGCTTTTTATTTGACGGGCAGCGTCTACAACATTAGGTTCTGATGTGATTGTTATCCCATCACCATGGTCATTTTTCAAAAAGATAGACGCAATTAAAGGGCTATCTATCAATCCTAATAGTTTGCCTGTAAAAGATTGTAAATGTATTTTTAAATTAAAATAAGTAGGATTATACTCATCCGAAAGAATGATTTTATTACCTTTCGAATCTTTCCAGAATGTTCTTTGTGGAATACCTCTTGCTTTGTATAACTGATCATCTAAATTTTCAATAGGATCTTCTTTTTCAGCTTTTAACTCACTACCTTCATCAGTTAAATTTTTAGGGGGTTCTATAAAAGATCCTATGTAGTAAAAAAATTCATCATCTTCTGGCCTAACAACTACAATTTTCTGACCCACAGAAGGGAGAGCAACAAAACCGCTGTGACCCGCACCAAAGAATGGAGATACATAAATAATCTCTTTTTCCTCATTTCCTAGAGATTGAATATGAGCAAAAAATCTAATACCATCAGAAATCTGCTCTGTTCGGGTTACTTCAGCTACTGATATCATACAGTTTTTCCTTTATTATATCCTTTTTCAGAAGTTAATACTTTTGAGTTTCTCACCAAAGTAAATTCTGAATACATTCTATCTGGTTCAATCACATGTTTCATACCGATTAAAATATATAATCCACTTAAAAAAACTGCAAATGGATCAGTTTCATAAGAAGGGTCGCTGACTAGTAGTTTACCACTTTGAGCAAACAACATACAATTAGAGTTAATATTTGAGTAGTTACTTATATGAAACATTGGTAAAGTTTCCAATACAACTTGAAATGTTCTTTTATATAAGGAGTTGGATAAATCAGACATTACTAGTGCAGGGTTTTTAGGTGAGAATGCATCTATAATTATAGTTTGTCTATTTTTACTTTTCATTCCCCCCTCTGCCAATGCCAAACAATTTTTAGCAATTGCTACAGCGTCTCCTTGAACATCATTAGGAAGACCATTCTGAGCTAAACTTTCTGAAATTTCCTTAACTAAAAACTCTTTATCCACAGGCTCACTAGATCTTAATTTATTTTGAATATATCCTATTATGGCTTCTTCCGAAAGGAAAACATTTAGTTTGTATTGGTCTGAATAAACTCCTGCAAGTTTTGTTGTTGCAGACTTAAATAATTCTCTTTGAAATCCTACTTTTAATTCCGTTAGATAAGAAAGATTATTATCTACTTTTATTTTTAAAACATTTGGATTGGCGGTATTGTACCGGAATACAGTATAACGATTTAATAATTTTCCTTGCTTTTTAACATCATCAGTTTTTTTGTAAGCAAAGATATCTGGAGGAGATTGGTATGAGCCAAAAGGAGCGTTTTCATCATCTGGGTATACTACTTCAGATATTTTTTCATTATAATCTTTACTAAAGAATACTTTATCCTTGGAGTGATATAGTTGTATTGCATTTTTTATGGTTGTATTTTGCCCAGCACCTTCTAAACTTATATTTATCTTTGTATCAAAAAGATCATTTTTTCCTATTGCTATTGGTTCCTGTGCGTAGATATATTTCCTTATCATGTCTCTATCGCCAACAATTATGACTACATCTTGAAATGATGAGGGGAACCTAAAAGCAGGGTCTTTCTTATCATAATATTCTTTCAAGACATTTAAAATTTTGACATTGCTTTCGAAGTACATTGCTAAGTTTATTTGCAAAACACTAATATTCCTATTAATCTCAGCAATTAGTTTATCTAAAACTTCCCAATGATTTACAGTATTATTATCTTGAACAACTGTTTCTAAAATAGAATAGAAACTATTTTTTTTGAAAAAAGCTTCTAATCTAGCATTTCTATCTGACTCTTTTTCAGTCTCTGTAACCCAAGATATATCTTTCGCGTCTGTAGTTTTACTCTTATCAAAATCTTGTTTTAAATGATCATTATCTTCCGGGTAAACTACTTGGGTCATCCTGTTTAAATAACTAAGGGAATCACTGATTGCGTGTCTCACTCTTAAACAAGTTGATAATCTAGGATTAGATACCCATTTAAATTTTTTATTAGAAACATTTCTTGCAGCTTCAATTGCCTCACTAAACCCCTCAGATACTGCTAAAACAGAATTTAAATTTGGTAAAAAAACTATAACATTATCATTACCGGTAACTTTAGCAACATAGTTTGCAATACAGTCAGTTACCATGGAATGAAAATCTACTTCTTTAATAAAAGAAGAAATCAAACTTATCTTACTTTTTTGCTTGTCACTCAAGGTGGAAGCAATTATTTCTTTTATCGAATTAGATTCTTTAGTTGATAAAGAATAAGGATCGTAAAAAACTTCACTTTTATTATTTAAATAATCAGCAAATAATATCGGTTTTGAAGATCCTACTGTCTGTCTTTTTAGCCCTGTAGCATTAAGTGCTCCTTTAGATTTTTTATTAAAAGCTAATGCTCCTTCTTCTGAAAGACCGTTAGGCACTTGAGTAAAAATACAAGTTACTTTTTTAAATTCTGTAGTCTCGATATTAAAATTAGTTAAAGTAACTGCAAAAGGTCCTGCCCAATATTTAGGATTAGTTCCCACACCATACGCAATGTAATACAATCTATCAGTATTAGCTTGAACATATCTATTTATAGAAGATAAGTACAATTCTTTTCTTACTTTAGATTCTAACTTTTGAGAATTAGCTATTGCTATTGGAGTTCCACTACTATCAACTAATTCAAATGGAACATTTTCAGGATATGATGTTGTCATCATCATCCGTTTTTCGAATTCATTATTAGGATCTACTAATTCAATTTCTAGAATGTTGGGAGCACTTCCTCCGGCTCCTAATGTATGTTGTAAGCGTACAAAATTTGGATTAGCATAATTTTCAAAAAGTAAAAAATCCTCTTTATCTCCTGAGTACTCTTTTATTTGTTTAATTATATCAGTGGTAGAAAGGGAATTAGGATCCAAAAAGATTTTTGTTATTGCATCTTTATTGAATCCTATAAAAATAAAAGGTGTTGGAACAAAGTTAGTCATTTTACTTTAGGGAGAATTATCCTTTTCATTTCCTGTAACTCTTCAAAAGGGTCTTTTATATTATTTACAAACAATATCAACCACCAATTGGAAGGGTTACCATAATAATCATTAGCAATTAAATCAGGTCTTTGTTTCAATCCAGCAGGTAAGTAAGCAACATCATACTTATATGCTTTTTGAATATTAGTTATAATAGTATCAAACTTATTAGAGTGCAAAATTGTAGTAACTGTTTTGCCTCTATGTCTGTAAGTTTTTTTATCTAGCCCATAAGGACCTTTAGAGTTTTGAAAATTGCTCATCTTAATTCTCCGGGATCCATGCTGTGGGTATCTTCAAAAATAACTGCCTCATATCCTGCTAAATTATCTCTTTTTATAGCTTGATTTTTTTCAAAAACTCCAAAATCTCCTGATCTGAACTCTTCCAAATTAAGAACAAAATCAATTGTAAAAGGCATCAAGGTATCTAAATCATAAGTTGCAGTGTCGTAATTTTGAGATATCTTATAATCTTTTATGATACAAGGAATGTCTTGATACATCACACCATGGCTAAATCTAACTATTGGAGGTCCTAAGATAGGATTTTTAGCATTAGTCACAACAGAGCTTCTAACTACATTAATCCAATATAAAACTATTTCTATTGCTTTTTTATCAATGTCACTAACTGGTCTACTAAACTCTGTATCTATCAAATCAACTGCATCACTTGAATTATACATATCTTGAGAAACTAGATTTTGTAATACACTTTGTAAAGATCCAGAGTCTGTTCCTTTGACAAAATCTCTGTATTCTTGAGCAAACTTTTGAGATTGTGTTGGGATAGAGTTAGTATTTTGAGTGTTACCAAAATTATTTTCTGGGGCTGTTATTAATTTCTTTTTTACATTCCTTTTCATCATATCTAAGTTAATGTAATTTGGATACTCTGCCATTAGGTGGGGTATACTTATACTAAAATCCAACATAAACTTTCTAGAATCTGCTCCTGTGTACCCGTACAAATCACTATGTCTAGATAAAAGTTTATAGCTGACATATCTAGCAGTTTTACTTTCTTCTACCTGAATATTCTCGAAAAAAGGTAATTCTACAGAAGTAAATTTTCCCTCAGCCTGATCTGGATTTGGAAAGTAAAAAACTAATTTAGACCTCTCAGGTAATCTTCTGTCTACTCTATACATTATCAGCCTCCATCACCTATTGCGGTCATTTTTGGGCGAGTGTTAATAGCCACTTGATTATTAACTTCGTTTCCTTGAACTATGTGTTGAGTTTGATTATTTATATTTTGAGAAACAATTTGCATTGTTTGGTTTACGGTTGCTAAAGCGTTTAACATACCTTCCTGCTCATTTATACCTAACAGTTCTTGGAAAGCCTTTTCTAATTCTAAGTTCAAATCATTCATATAATCAGGAAGAGTAGCAGGTTCTTTTTTAGTATTTGTTGAAATTTGATCTAAAGTTGCGTTTGATTTTTGTTGTTCAGCTTCTATTTTTGCCAAAGCTTGTTTTGAAGAATCCATATTTTTCTGGGAAGATTCTCTTAAAGAATTAGTAACTCCGTCTAAAGCTGCTGGAACTCCTTCTGCAAATTCTTTTAATGCGTCAGGGACTATCGCATCTGGCAAGAAATCCAAAATTGCTGAAGCCACAGAAGATAAAATCTTGGGAACAATAAATATTATATCTAATATCATTGCTCCAAGTCTTTGAACTAAACCTACAAAAGAATCCAATGCAATTTGAGGTTCGTCAAAAATAACTGCTAGTGCTTTCCCAAAAGTTACCAAATCTTCAAAAACAGTTACAAAATCAGCTTTAAAAACAGAGAAGAATTGAACAATCTGATCAACTATTGGTTTCAACTGTGTCTCAAATGTTTCATAAACTAATATTGCACCTTTATATAATAAATATAGTGCTGCTCCAATTGCAATAAATGGTAATGCTAAAGTTACTGCTGCAACAACTAATGAATATAAAGCTGCTGTCAAAAGTATAAACGGTGGTAATAATGCAGCTATTAATGCAGGAACAATTCCTATCAAGAAAAGTTTAAATGCTTGGCTTTCTTTTAAGAATTCAAAAACAGCCACAGCAGCACTAATTACTACTGAAGTTATTTCTACTAATGTTTCGATAAATGGAGTTATGAAAACAACCACTTCTGATAACATTTTTGAGAATAATTCAATGGCAGGGGTTAATGCAGTTAATATTTTTGGAACTTGGTCAAAGAATAATTGTCTTAAAGGATCAAACGCTCTTTCTAATAATTTATTTAATTGATCTCTTGGATCGACATTAGCTGCTGCTGCATCAGATAAGTTCCTTACATTTTGTGAAGCTTCCCTTAAAGCAGTGTTTAAAGCAATAGTTACCGCAGGAAGATCTCTACCAAAATTTTGCTGCACTGTTGCTGCACCAGCCAAAACACTACTTTCAAACATTTCAAAAGTTCCACCTGCTCTTTGTGCAGCTTCTTTTAATATTGCTTGAATTTCAGTTGGTGATGTAGCTTGAATTATTCTTTGTTGAACATCAGCAAGACCAGCAGCAGCGAGTCTTTGCATAGTAGTGGGATCCGTCGAGGCTAATAGATTTGCGAACTTAGTTAGTTGCGCGGTAACATCAGTTCCCCCACCAAGTTCCGCAGCTAATCCCATAACTCCTTTATTGAAAGCTTCAGCATTTGCTCCACTGATCAATGCTAAATTTTCATTAGAAGTTTGTAAATCTTTAATGACTGCTACTAACCTTTCAGTAGAAACTCTATAATCTGTGGATAGTTTTACAGTTTCTGCTGCAAGCCTATTCATTGAATCGGAACCTAATCCAGTAGATAAAGAATTTGCTCTTAAAGCTGCAATGGTTTTTTCTGAATTAATTCCTAAATTTTGCTGAATGCTAGCTAAATTAGCAAGTTCAGCATTATTACCATACAATCCTTGTTCATTTAATTTTAATGCAACTTCAAATCTATTTTTTATAGAATCATTAAGAGAACCTACCGAAGCAGACTGCTCCTGCATCACTCCATCAAAACTATTACCAAACTTTGCGGCTTGAGTGCTATAATCCAAGAATTCATTGGTTAAAGAGTCTATATGTTGGGCTAACATACCCACGATGCCACCCAAGCCTGTTGCCATAGTGGCTTGAGCATTAACCAAGCGTTCTGCCGATGTGGACCCAGCCGCCCTAGAAACATCTATGGCAGTACTTAAACGACCCATGCTTAATGTAGAAGTTCTAAGTGCTGTGCTTAAAGCTGAAATTAATGCTGGTACGGCCATTTGTTATTCTTTAAAAACCTCGTCTGTTACCTGATCATCTAAAAGAGGTTTAGGAGGACTCTCGTCTTCTTCACTAATTAATACTCGTAAGTTACCTTCAATCTTATTGAAGATGTAGGTTCTATATTGATCTTCCCCTAAACTAGATCTATTTTTATATAGGGCTTTAGCTGATTCTCTGGTAAATTCAGTATCCAAGGAGATATTTACACAAGTTAAAAGTAAATTTCCTGTATCTGGAGATTTTGATACGGGTTTTACTACCAAGACTAGTCTTTGAATCTTTTCGTATTTAAAAGTTAAAATATCACCTACATCTATCTGGCTAGGACTTTTAGCTATAGGATCAAAATATAAACCCGTATTGGTTTCTATTTTTTTTAATTTTCTTTGAAATTTTTGAGCCATTGAACTATATTAATATATCTAGGTTATATAATAATGGATGTAAATAATACAAATATAGATATAGTAGATTTTATAGATTTAATTAATGATACACTAAGTTCTGAGTTTGTTGAAAGATGGAGACATAAATACTCAGAGAAGTTCATAAAACATTTCCAGATGAAGGTTTTAGAAGCTTTAAATAAACAAAAACCTTTAAAGCTTACTATATTATATACTTATCTTACTAGGAAATGTAAATATTCTCCTGATCAAGTACTTAATTTTTTTGAATCCGTAGAAATAGAAATATACTCCCCCTTCATCTACGGCTCACTCAGGTCTTTGAGGAAGACTTGAGTTTTTTTATATTCTCCTCGATCACCTGAGGGTCATTAAATTCTGGGCATAGTCCTTTATAAGGACACCAGTTACAGAATTCATTTCTTGTGGCGACGAGATCGTCTTTTTTTGCTTTGCGAATTCTCCATACCTCTGATACAATAGACTTAACATACGAATTTATTTGGTTTGGAGTGTAGGATACGCTAACTAAATTATCTGTCAAAGGATAATAGTGTGCCACAGTTATATTTTTAATAGGCACTTCATACATCTTATGAATAGCATAAGTGTATCCTTTCATCTGCGTGTCTTGATACAAATCAATTTTAGACTTCTCTTTTTTAGATGTTTTGTAATCTATAATTAAATAGGTATTATTTTTGCCTCTTATTACACGGTCAATGATACCATTCAATCTAATGTCCTTGGCAATCTCAATATCAAAAGACATTTCAGTTGATACTGTCTCACCTAATTTTTTGTTAAAAGATAAGAAGTTTTTAATACAAATTAAATCCTTCCCATCATAGTCAGAAGAAACTTTATATTTGCCTCGTACTTCTTCGGAAAGTTTAACTAAATCTTTTTCAGATTTTAGCGTAACCCCGTCTTCAAAAATTTTATGGATGTAGGATCCAAAATGCAAGGCATCGGTATTAGCATCTTCAGGCTCTGGAACAAAGTCCACATACTTGTAACGATATTTCAACTTGCACTGCTTAAAAGTGCGGTACTTGGACTCTGATATTTTATCTATGTGCATGATTGCTCCTGAATATATTAGAGCCTACCTTGAGGAGAAGTTTGCTGATACAGGCAAGATTTCTTCAAGTGGTCGTGAATTTATCATGCAATCCATCTTCCTAGAAAATGATTGGAAGAGGCACATGAGTGTAAATTTAGACACTGGTCTTTGGCAAGACTTCAAGAGTGGTGAAAAAGGAAATTTCATTAGGCTCTACTCGTATGTAGAAGGCATGACCTACCAGCAAGCTCAAATAAGACTTCTGGTAAAAACTTTTGACTCAGTAAAACTAGAAGATGTTGGTTTAAGTTCTACAAAGAAGATCGAAAACGAGGATCTAGGCACTCTAATAAAGATCCATTCCAACATGAGTTTCTGCAATGCCACGGAGGAAAAGGCTTGGTCATATCTCTTCAGAAGATGTTTGTTTGACCTAGATGACTCTAAAAAATACTTTATCTCCAGCAACAAAAGGTTCCAAGAAAGAATAATTCTACCTTTTGAACAAGACGGATTTTTGTATTATTTTCAAGCGAGGACCCTGACCGATCAGAATCCCAAGTATCTAAATCCAACCTACTACAACAACTTGAAGGTTTCTGATGTACTGTATCCTTTTGACGAGGATGCCGAATATGTGGTTGTTTGCGAAGGCCCAATAGATGCAATATCGTTGCAGATTCAAGGAATCAACGCAACATCTACGCAAGGATGTTCTGTTAGCATGAATCAACTAGAGATGCTAAAGGACTTTGAGGGCAGAATCATAATTGGATATGATTCGGATTCCGCAGGAACGCACGGGAGGGAGAGGTTCGATTCGATGAGAAAATTGATGCGTATGAATCAACTGTGGACTTGCGATACACCAGATGGATTCAAGGACTGGAATGCTGCTCATGCAAAGTTTGTAGATCTAGACCAATGGATTTCTCAAAACAGTAAACCTTTTGATTATGATTACAAAATTCAAGATATGATAAAGTACATGGGTTGACTGACAATGGTCTGATTCAACAAGTTATACTTACAGGTTAAGCAATAAGTTCCAGTCAACCCTGCAAAATTAGCTACACTTGGATGTGTGGCTAATTTTGTTGTATCAAAACTGAATACCATGGTGTTATCAGAAGTGATATCTACTAACGAAGAAGTTTGTGAGAATCCTGAAACCTCTACTCTGGATGGTAATGCCATAGTATCTTCGTTTATTTTTTCTATCTTAAACATTGCTGAAACCACAGCAGAGTCTCGGAAGACATTCTTTGTGGATTGATCTATGTCACGATTTTCTATGTTAACATCTGTTGTGACCTTTAGATCAATTTTTGAATCTAGTTTTAAATTTTTGTTAACAAGCCTGTTTGATGCAGTTAGCAACAAGGGCTGCGTTACTGTAAAGATAGTGTCTCTGTATAAATGGAAATCATTGACTAGGCATTGATAATCTGAATTGCTAAAGAATTTTACAGTCCAAATATCAATGTAATCATCTACAGAACTAGCACCATTCTCCACTACCAAAGAAGATCCGAAGAAATCATAGCGACCTGATGTATCAGGTGCTAGAACAACCATGTATTCTCCAGTGCCTACTCTGTAAATACCGCTAGTTGAAGCAGCGTTAGAATTAGGATTGTATGAAGACGGGTAGAGAGCAGCACCTGAATCATTGGCAGAAGCTCCAAAATGCATCAGGATCAAACTAGAAGAAATAGAAGAGGAGAGAAGGGCAGTATCGGTATCAATCACCGAACTTGGAGAAGTATTAGCTAGCTCTTTGAAGATTGTAACACCACTGATGTCATATGGATCGAAGTATTCTCCATTATTAATAAAGAATACTCTTAATCCTACCTTCTCAAGCACTCCTGCCCTGTTGTGCCTATCTACGAGATTTACTCCGTTCAATTGCATCGTTTTCTCTCTCAACCTCTTCTTTTAGAAGCCTAATAAAAACTAGTCTTTCTAGTTTTGGCATAGTTTTAACATCTTGATATGTAAAACCAGCCCTGTGTACCAGTATATAGGCTTCTAGATAAAGACTCTCTAAATTTAAAAGTTCTTCTAGTTCACATCGAAAAAATTTGGGGTAATTGGCAATTCATGCGTTGATGGCTTACGGCATTGACTGCATTCCATACTAATTTTAGTTTGTACTCCAAATTCAATTTTTAATGCATTAGTTATAGTTTTAATATCTTTAATTGGTAGTTTTTCCAATACTTTAGATATAATTACTTTATCTTCATAATTATCTATTTTTTCAATAAATCTCCATAGATTAGTTGAAACTTTATCTAAATCTGATAGATAAGGCTCATCTTTGGCTCTAGGCATTTTAACTATCGCCTTTTTCTTAAGAACTGGAAGATCTACCTCCATCTTATCTTCAAAATTATCTGGAACTTGAACTACAGGAAGTTGAGATAATTGAATACACATCTTATTTTCTGTGCTACAATGAGGACAAGGGACCGTGCAGTTATACTCATCTCCGTAGGATATTTCTCTTAGTTTTAATAATAAATATAGCTTATCCATGGGGAAAAGTTCAGTAACATTTATGTTAGTTACACATCTAGATAAAATAATTCCGATAGGGTCAGCCTTGCCTTTTGATGTGGCTAAAAGCTTCTCATCATCAAAACTCATAGGTCTTATCGTAACTGATTTTTCTGGATTAGGTAATTTGTAAGCCAAGCATCGACTAGGTAACTCAACTTCTATATCACTAGATATAGGAAGTTCCTTTAAAATATCATCAACTATTTGTTGTTTAGGGTCAATTGTCATATAAATGTCTCCTTTGCAAAGGACATATACTATTATAGTATAGATGAAGATTACAGTCAAAAATACATCAGCTAAAATAGAAACTGATAATCCTCAGTTGCTAGAAGCTCTTTATAAGCTTTATACATTTAAAATACCGGGTTCAGAATATTCTACCTCTTACAGATCTCACCACTGGGATGGAAACAAACATTTTATAACTAAAACTGGATCATTTAAACCCGGTCTTCTCCCTAGGATTTTAAAAGACTTAGAAAAAATAAACTGCAAACCGGAAATTTGTTACTTACAAGAGGATCAAAAAAAACTTAATGATTACATAGTTCCTAGTTACAAATTTTATGATTATCAAGAGGAACTAATTAAAGCTTCTTTATCTTCAAAAAGAGCAGTTATTAAATCTCCGACTGGATCAGGAAAAACATTAATATTAGCAGGATTAATTCAAGCGTTGCATCCTCGCAAGATGGTAATCCTGTTTAACTCAAAACAATTACTTACTCAAACTTATGAGTTTTTAAAGAATGAAATTGGTTTTACAGATTTGGGAGTTTGTTTTGGGGAAGGTTACATTAATGGAAACATCATGCTTTGCACTGTTCAAAGCATAGAAAAAATACTAGATACTCATTTAGAGTCCGCAGAAGTTCTATTTGTAGATGAGTGCCATGAGTTTTCCAAAGGAAAAAATTCTGTGGCAGCAATAGAATCTTTCCCTTCTGCCACTTTTAGATTTGGGCTGACGGCAACTCCTCCTAGTGATGATATTAGATTATATACTTTGGAAGGCGCATTAGGTCCTATTATTCAGGTAGTCGATACAAATACTCTGGTTGAAGAGGGGCATTTGTCCAAGCCCATCATTCAATTGATTAATAGAAAATACGAGGCTAGTGGAATTGACACCGACATGACCTACAGAGAAGTGTATGACGCATACATAGTCAATAATGAGTCTAGAAATGAAATGATTGTAACGATTGTTGAGAACATAAAAGAAACTAAACCTGATGCTAAGATTTTAATTTTGACAAAATCTTTGGAGCATGGTAGATCTTTAGAAAATAAAATAAAAGACTCACAATTCTTGGAAGGAGCAGACGATATTGCTTCCAGATACAGAACAATAAATAAATTCAGGTCAACTAAAAAAACTTCAATCTTAATAGGAACAAATATTCTCCAAACCGGAGTAAATATAAAAGAAATCACTCATTTCATAAATGCTAGAGGATTAATGAGTGAGATTGCAACTTTACAAGCCTTAGGTCGAGCCTTGAGAAAACATAAAAATAAAGATAAAGTATATATTTATGATTTTATGGATAAAGAAAAATATCTTATCAAGCATTCAAAGAAACGCAAAAAGTATTACGAAGATGAAGGGCACGAAGTGGTGGTAATATGAAAACAGAAAAAGATATTAAAAAAGAACTTGTGGTGTTTACCGACAATGAAAGACAATCTTTTAAATTCTCGGAAAAAGAATTAAACAGTATCTTAGAAACCAATAAAGTTTCTGAGGATACTGTTCAAAGATTATCTAATATTATTACACAATTAAATGCTTTAAAAGAATCTTTTTTCTGGAGACTTTTAAAAGCAGCAAAACAAAATCACATGATTGAATGATTATTGTTTAGAGCCTTTCAAGACATTCAAATCAGCTTCTAGTTTTTGTGTTAGTTTTAGAACTTCTTTGGAGGTTTCTTGTATATCCTTTTGATTTTCTAAAGCCATTCTCAATAATTCTTTTTGATTCTCTAAGACCTGCTCCAGCTTGATGCCTGACTGGAGATCGTATTTGGTCTTGATATCTCCTACTAGCTCAGTCCTAAGTGTGTTTAATTGAAGGCTCATATCCATTCTGGCCTCCTGCGCGTGCTCGCGTGAGCGGAACTCAATGTACCCCGCAACTGATCCTACACAAGCTATTACTGCGAGTGTCCATTTTACCATGTCCCGTGTGACTGAGTTTTGTGTTACCATAATTTAAATCCTTATATATTATATAGATGTCTATTTTTAAGTTATTTTAAATCTTAAGTAAAATTTAGCTTGTCCCGGAATATCTCTAACATTACCTGTTATACCGAGCATTTCTCCAGTTAACAAGGTAATTGGTTTTTCAATCATTTGGGCAGCGTATTCATACATTTGAGCTTTGTCCATGAAGTTTGCACCCTCTTCAGTGTAAAGGTTTCCAGCACACAATGGATTTCCAGAAGTAGTAAAATTAGCATTTTCTTCAATATCTATAGAAGTAGGACAAGAACCAAAAGTTGTATTGAATGGAGTAGCAGTTAAACTTGTTCCCGTTCCTGATGCGGAAAGCCTGAACATTTCAAAAGTGAACGATTGACCTGTTAATGTTGCTGAAGGGTCATTAACTGCATAAGCTTCGATTATTTCTATAGCACTTCCAGAGTTATTAACTATTTGAAGATAATCTTCTGCCCCAGAAGATACATTCAATCTAGATGTAGTTACTGAATAAATTGCTGGCATATTACACCGTTATGAAATAAACATATATGGCTATTACACCAGCAGCACCCACTGCTCCTGTGTTTATTCTAAGTCCTTCACCTTCTTGAACAGTTAAACATTCTTCTAATCCAGCAAAACTGTCATACATGTATAAGTAAACTCTTTCTTGCAGGTTTTGTCCTTCTTCAGTGTAAATGTTGGCTGCTGCTAAAACTCCTGATGGAGTATAATAAGAAGCTCCCCCCGTTGGAGTATTTCGTGCTGTAATATTTGCATTAAGCGCAGGGTCGGTTGTAACCATTTTAGCTTCAGTTACTGTTGTACCACCTGTTCCTACAGACGATGTTCTGTAACATTCTAAAACTTGATTTATACCAGTTATGGTTGTAGTATTTCTTACATACGCAACTATTCTAGTTACTTTTAAGGTTTTTCCAGAACCAGCACCATTAAACATATCAAACATTAATTTGTTTGTTCCTACAGATATTCCAGTTGCTGTGTAAATATAAGTAGGATATTTTGGAGTTGAAATTGTTGTAGCTGATAGTGTTGTTGCGGAAACTGTGGTTGCTAATACTGTTCCAGTAACATTAAATCCATTAGGTGCTTGTTGAGCATTTACTGCGGAAGTAGCGGAACCAGCTAAAATAGCAGATGCTACTGAAGCTCCAGATAATAGTACCCCCGATCCGATAGTAGAAAATTGATTACCCGGCCCATCCCAATAAAATATGTCTCCATCATTACCAACACCCAACCCTAGATTTATGTTAAGTCCAACTATTGATGTAGCATCAAAGGATGCGGGTAACCCATTGTAATTTGTTGCTGTAATTGTAGTGCCTGAAATATTGGTAGCGGATACAGATCCAAACTTACCTTGACCAGAAACATTTACAGCTTGTGAATTTACAAAAGTGCTTGTAGTTGTATCGTAGCTAATCAAGTCTCCATTAATTAGACCTGATGCTAGGTTAAATCCTACAATATCATTGATATGTATTGGGTTAGCAACATCAATTAAAATAGATCCATTGACGGATTGTTTTCTAGTTACGATACCTAAGAATACTTCATCATAAGGTGCAGCAGGTTTTACATTAGTAAATCCACCACTAGGAGCTAAGTATAATATATCCCCTTCGTTGTATGCGTTTGTGTTAAACTTATAAAGAGTTCCTTTTGTAAGAACATGTCCAAATTCACCTGTTGGGATGTCATGTTCTACAACTCCAATACATCTACTTAAATCTCCATTAGGTGCTTCAGGTACATGGTCATTTGCAGCAGATACTGGACCAATTAAAACATTAGCTCCCGTAGCACCTGTTACTTTTACTGGAGTACCTTTAGCAAGTGTTGCACCTGTACTATTTTTACAAACTATAACAACCCCGTAGGCCCTATCGTAATCCATTGAGTACCAGTTAGTTCCATTAGAAATAACTGTAACTGATTCTGTTGGGTCATAAAGAAGAACAGTATTTGTAGCTGTTTGTAGTTGAGCACCTGATAAGGTTACTGATCTATAGGATCCACCATCATCAATCTTAGATATTGTAATTTTCTTGTTATTGTATGCAGAAGCGTCTGGTAAATAAAGTGTTACACCTGTTGTAGTTGTATTGACAAGATAAGTGTCGTAATCACCATTAATATTAACTGTAGTTGTAGTAGCACTATCAACAGCAGACACATAAGGTCTAACATTTAAATAAGTAGTAGCTGATACGGTAGTTGCAGATAAATTACCATCAACACGAACATATGCTCCTCCAGAAACATGCATTGCAGCAGTTCCTGATAAAAGTAAAGGCCCAATTTCACTCATTACTTTTATACCAGTAGTATGTTGTAACCTAGCTGGGGAGGCATCAGCATCATAGAAAAGTATTGAGCCTAGACTTGGAATTGCCTCTGGAGTGTACGATCCTACATTTCCAACAGGAATTACACCTACTGGGGGCTGTGATGCTACTAAGGTTCCGCTTGAACCAGAAGCAACCAACATTTGACCATTACTTAAAATAGTGCCAGATGGTATTTTTATTCCAGATACAACTGTGAAAAGTGGAGTACTTGAACTATCTGTATTAGAATTAAAAGTAACTAAACTTTCTACGGGACCAGCAAAAGCACCAAAATCTTGAACAAGTACTGCTGCTTGCCATTCATCTAAGGTAGTATTATATTTTATTATTACAGGAATCTGTAGACTAGTTAGATCTGTTTCATCGAAGTTAAATGGTCTTCCTGTAATTGAAGTAGCGTTTGCATCTCCTCCTCCTCCTCCGGGAACATTTAAATATGTTGTTGCCGATACTGTAGTAAATACTCCAGAAGTAAATCTAGCAGATTGACCCGATGTATTTCCATTTGGAGTATCTAAAAATATTGATCCACTGGAATCTAAAGATATTGAACTTGTTGCAGTAGCATTTCCAAGTATTACATTATTAATTACTCCATTAGTTCCAATTTCAATATTTTGATTAGCTTGACAAGTATTTATTGACGGTGAGCCTGAAGATCTAAGACTTAAGCTTGTGGAATTAAAGAGTATTCTTGGAATAAGTTGGCCGACTGTGATCGATTCATTAGCTATTGCAACTGCTGATAATGTTCCTATTAATTTTGTAATTCCTGACCCTGCACTGCTTCCAACTTTAAAAGTTGCTCCATTATTGCTTACAGTTACATCCCCACCAAAAGTGGCTGCTCCTGTATTAGAAATTGTTCCTTGATTTCTTATTTGTTTAGAAGCATCAGTAAGGAATAAATTTCCTCCTAGTGTTGAATCTCCAGTAACATTGAAAGTTCCTGTTGTCGTTAAGTTTCCAGTTGTCGCTAAGTTTCCATTTATTGTAGCCCCTGTAGCTGTAACCGCTGCCAAATTAGAGTTTCCTGTAGCAGCTAAAGTTCCTGCATTAACGCTTGTTCCAGATACAGATTGAGATGAAACACTTAAAGTTCCTCGAATGTTAGCTGCTGTTATGGTTCCAGTATTAGTTGAAATATCTCCTGTCGCAGTAACAGTTCCTGCATTTACTGTTGTTCCAGTAAAATTAGTTGCAGTTGCATTGGTAGCTGTAAAGTTCAAAGCAGTTGCATTAGTAGCATTTACTGTTGTTATGTTACCAGTTGTTCCTGCAAGAGTAGTTCCTGTTACCGAAGCAGCAGATACTGAAGTTAAGAATCTTCCAATCAAGGCAGATAAATTATTAGCAGATGCTGAGTTAGTAAATCTAGCATCATTAGAACTCAAATTCGTGGAACTTAACGAATTTGAAATCGTATCAGTTGCATACAAAGTTGTTTGAGAAGAAACACTGATTCCCTTTAAATCTGTCGCAGATAAACTAGGAGAAGTAAGTCCATTAGTAACAATAACAGTTGCTGCTTCAGCTACATTCACATATGAATTTGTGGAAGATACTGTTTCTCCTTTTATAGTTTTACCACTACCTGTTGCAGTTATATCTCCAGAGGTATTAATATTCCCAATTACTGAAAGATTGCTTGTTGCTGCTAATGATCCAGTATTGATTGCCGTTCCAGTAAAATTAGTTGCGGTAGCATTAGTGGCAACAATATTTGTTCCAGTTACAGATGCAGCAGATAATGAAGTTAGGAATCTTCCTATAAGTCCTGAAATATCTGTTGCTGATAAATTGGAAGTGAATCTACCCGTTGTTCCTGACATTGCTGCTAAGGTAGTATTTCCTGTAGCATCCAATGTTCCGGCATTAACACTTGTTCCTGTAAATGATGCTGATGATAGCGAAGTTATAAATCTTCCTATAAGTCCTGAAATATCTGTTGCTGATAAATTGGAAGTGAATCTACCTACAGGACCTTGGATAGTTCCTACCTGAGATGTTATATTACCTTCCGATGCAATGTTTGTTGCAGATACCGTGCTTCCTATAGTTAAAGGAGATGATACCTCTGAAGTAAATTTTCCTGTCGTTCCTGTCATCGCTCCTAAGGTAGTGTTTCCTGTAGCAGATAAAGTTCCTGCATTAACACTTGTTCCAGATACTGATGCAGCAGACAATGAAGTTAAGAATCGACCTATTAATCCTGATAAACTATTAGCAGAAACTGAGTTATTAAACTTAGCATCATCTGCACTAACATTTGGAGATGATACGCTTGTAAGGAATCGACCTATTATTCCTGTAAAATTACTTATAGTTGCAGCAGGGCCAGAGAAAGATGTAGTCGCAGATGCCGTTTCTACTTGTATAGTATTACCTCGATAAGTATTACTAGATACAGAGTCTCCGCTTAGATTATTAGCTCTAAAACTTCCAACATTATTGAAATTTTGATTATTTAAAGATATTGGGCCTGTTGCACTAAACAATGCAGAGCTAACTGAAGTAAAATCTACGACAGCAGTTCCAGCAGTTACAGCTACATCTACATCGGAAGATAAATTGTAAGGAACTCCATTAAATTTAACATTTCTAATTATCTCTGCATTAGTTGCTGACAAAGCAGAAGTTGCAGATATTGCTAAAGTAGCTAAAGACGCAGTATTAGCATTTCCCGATAGATTACCAGAGACATTTCCTACAAATCGTCCACCTCCGGTAGTTTTAAAATCTCCGTTAAATACAATTTCACCGGATCCACTCGCAATTGCAGCACTAACAGAATCAAAAGTTACTTCAGCAGAGACTCCGGTAACTTCTTGAACTAAGAAGCGTTTATTTGCAGAATCATAAGTTACAGGTACATTTCCAACAGATGAAAATAATCCAGATAAATCACTTCTAGATGTTCCACCTAATTCTTCTAAAAGGGGACCACCTACTGCTCTTAATGATTGTATTGTGTTTTCTTCGGGATCATATATTGTGAATACTACCGAAGAGACTGAACTTGGCATTCAAAACTCCTATCAACTTCCATTATCATATAGTATATTATCTGAAAGTCTAATATTATTAATTGGTCTAACTACTCCATAAGTTACAGCAGCTACACCTCCTATACCTGATGTTTTAAAATCAATTATACTAAATTTTTCTGAACCTAAACAAAGATAATCAGTTCTTTCCGATTGAGTAGATCTAGAGTATAAAATAATTCCTAATGCTCCTGAAGCACCATTAGCTGTTAAAGCTGTAATGTTTAAAGATGTTACATTTGCAGCAGCACCTACTCTTGGAGATACAAAGCAATAAGCGGCTACATTAGTACTTGCTGCATATGTTACAGATAAATAATTACAATCCATTAATTGTCCTGAAGAATCAACACAACTGAGAGATAATGTAGAGTCTGTAGGGATATTAGCTAATTTAGAAAAAGTTCTTTGTGCATGAGTGACATTTGCCATATCAATCTACCTCTTCTTCTTCTGGAGAAGGAGTTTCTTCTCCTCCAATATTTAGTTCGTCAGCCAAATCTTTGATCATTTGTTCCAAGTTATTTAAATCATCCATCATTTGTTCTTGGCTCTTAACTTCTGTTGGAGCTTGCATTTCCATTTCTTCTGGGGCCATTTCTTCTTCTGGCATTTCACCTTCTGGAGCCATTTGTTGTTCGGGAGCCATCTCTTCTTCCCCTTCCATCTCTTCTTCACCCTCCATCTCTTCTTCACCCTCCATCTCTTCTTCCCCTTCCATTTCAGGCTCCATGTTTTCGTCAGATTCATATCCAGTATCTTGGTTACCTTGGTCTGACATTAGTTTATCTTTCATGCTATCGATTACAGATGATATATCGCTCAAATCTTTAGCAATTCTTCTAAAATCAACTGAAGCGTATTTACTCAACATCCTGTTTTCATTTAAAATCTGTCCATATCCAGCCTTTATGAACATTTCATAAATTACCGTGTTAACATCAATTGCTTCAACCCCTGATTTATCTTTGAGGGAGTCTGAAAGTTCATTTAAAGTCTTCTTAATTATACTTCCGTTTGGAGCTAGTCTTGAAATTGTCTCAAAAATCACTATTTGTCCATTAACAAGACTCTTGAAGCTAGGTGGATCTTGTAGATTTTGTACATTTACTCCAAATTTTTCATTTAGAGTATTAATCATAAATTCCTTAACCTCTTTTTTAGCTTCAAAAATCTTAGAAGAGAACTTTTGAATGTCTTTTTCTGAAACACCTATGCCATCCACATCAGCTAAAGCACTATTAAATACTTTAAATAGATTATTCTTTGAAGCCAAAGCCAAGTAAGGTATTTCTTTTATGGCTTCCGCGAGAGCTTCGACAACTTTGGTATCTTCTTCGAAAATGCAGCTAGCTAGTTTTTGAATAGCTGGGCTGGTTGCCCAAATCGTATCAAACTCCTTTTTGGATTCCAGAAGTTCTTTCTTAACTAGTTCTTGACGGCAGATCATCTCATAGATAGTTTCGGAGTTTCCATCATTTAAAATGTATGTTTCGGATTCAGCGAGTTGCTTATAGGTCATGAAGGGGAAATTGAAGCCTTCTGATATTGTATTAGATAGATTGATAGCATTCTTGATCTCTGGCACCTTGCTAATTCTATCGTAGTTCTTCTTCAAGAAATTGACAACTTGAGGTTCAATTTCTAAGAATCTCAGGAATTCAGGAGTTGTTAATATTTTTTGAGACTCATTGAATCTTTCAGTCTTAACAGCTAGTTTAGCTTGAACTGTATCAAACTTAAGTCTATTTTCCCATAGACTTAAAAGTTCATTGAAAGTATTATCCGCACCTTTATAATCGTCTGCGTAGATACTTCCAACAAAGTTAGATACCTTCTCATCTATGAATCCTTGATATAGACCGTCATCCTTGAATATCGAGGAATCTTGAACCTTGATATTTTTTAAGATAACATCCTTTCCTATATCATATGACCCACTAATAACTTTATCACTCTCAGTAATATAAGTTACAGTGCTGTTAGCCCCATCTATGGAGAATAAAGCAACATTCTCTCTTAATGAGCGACCTAAGCAATCCCCTAGCTTTATTAGTAAAGCTACCTTCTTATCTCTGTTTTCATACAATGTAAACATAAAACACTCCGTATCTATTGATTATATATGGTATCTAATCTTATTTATTTTTATTTTTTTGTTTTAAGAGGATTCTTTCTAAAATTAATCGCTCTTCATCCGAAACACTAACAATATTACTTAATTTTTCTAATCCTTCAGCCACGGGTGCCCCTGCGGCTGTTGGAGGTATATTTTCTGCGCCCTCTTGACCTCCAGCCTCCCCATAACCGGGACCCGCTCCAGCTTGAGCAGGGGGTGCCATGGCTGCTTGCTGCTCCATTTGCTTGGCAGCAGCTTCTTGTGCTTCTTCTTCTAAGTCCTCAAGTTCTCTATCGATTTCCTCTTCGGACATATCATAATATTCTTTATATATAGTTTTATTTGAGAATAAACCCAACCCCTTCACGGCTTGAATAACTCTGGTTTTTTGTTCATCCAAATCTAGCTTGCGTTTTGCAAACATATCAGAAGGATCAGGAAGTTTTATCTTGATATCCTTGATTAAGGATGGTGGGTAGTTCTTAAGCTGTAAATGTCTTTTTGCAATGTTTTCCAAACCAACTTCTATTGATTTTTGAACACGCAAGATTACTCTAGCAAACTTAACATCCAATTGAGCTAGATTAGCTTTTCTTTCTGGAGACTTGTCAAATTCCACTATGTAATCTTTGGGTATCTTCAAAGCAGCTAATAACTTGTCTCTGAAGTACTTAACATCGTCAACCTCGCCAAGGTTCTCTGCTCCTTTTAAAGTATCGATCTTAGTTCCTGCGCCATTTCTTGTTGGCACGAAATAATCTTCATCAACGCTCAAAGGATTAAATCTTGCATCAATATTTCCCGTAGTTGAATTGTAGAATTTCTCCTTTTTGAATTTCTCTTTGATTCGTTCGATGAATAACTCTGCTTTTTGAGTTGGAAGAGTTCCAGTATCAATGTAGAATATTCTACGCTCGGGTGCGCGTGCAAGACGGTAAATCATCATCGCGTCTTCCATCATACGCAATGATTTGAATGTTCTATGGCAAGCTGCTGCTATGGATTTTCCATATGGGTAGAATGCAGGATCTGAAGTATGCAATCTGAAGTGTATTATCTGATTCTTATCGAGTTTTATGTATTGGTTGGGCTTGCCTCCTTGATACATTGTGTCTCCAAAGTTGTCAATGTTAGTCTTAGATGGCACTTCTTGCAAAAACTCTTTTAAATATCCAAACTCATTTTCCACACGAATGATGTATGCAGGATTAAGAATCTTAATCTTCTTCAAACCTTCTTCTGGCTTGCTGACATCTAATACGACTTCAACGAAGCAATCTCCATACTTTACGGTATTTCTGACAATATCCCAAAGATATCTATGAACATTCATTCTTTCGAATAAGCGTTCAACTTCTTTAATTGCATCTTCGCTTTCTGATTTAACTCTCCAATATTCGTTATGGATTCCTTTTAATGTAGAATCATCCGCATAGATATCGAAGGTAGCTGCTATTTCTGGATAATCATCCATTTCTTCATAGTCTTTGTATCTACGCTTGCGATTCATCTCCAGTTGTGGCATAACTGGAGTACGGCTAACTGCACCCATCACGCCTTCAGATTCGCTGTTTACTACATCAGGATTGATGATCGTATCGCCGCTCTTGACCTCTAGTTCTTTTCTTACTAAGGGAGCAGCCTTGCGAGCGAAGAACTTGGCAAAGAATCTTCCTAACGGTCCAACAGGATAATAGAATTCGGTTTCGTTCGTATTACCGAACTCCGTATATCCTTCATTTATTTTTTTTACTTCATCAGCCATTTGTAATCTTCCTCTGTCAATCCTTGCTTGATCGCTTTGCTAGGCATGGGCAATTTTTGTTGTGAATTGTCGGTTGTCTTGAAATAATCTTGGGGGTATGTATCTAAAAGATTCTTGTATGCAAAAACTGTCAAAGCCAAACTCATAACCAAGTCATCATTCTTAGTTTTTTCAGCTTTGGCCTTTCCATGCTCGTCCACGATAAAAGTAAGAAGTTCGTCTGAAGTTCTATTAGAGTTTATTTTTATATTATCAGTTCTCAAAGCTTCTTCCAGAGTAGCAAGAAGCTGTTCTCTATTTTGGCTTGTCAATTGATAACCAAACTTACCTTTATCGTCAGACCAAAGGTTTTCATATTCCAAAACATTAAAGAGCCAATCTATTAAATTGTTGCCTATGGTATTCCTCTCAGGAATCACATACGCCATATTATATATACTTGCTTCTTGATTAATAATTTGTGCAAACTCGTTTATTGGGGTATTATTTGAATAAAATTCTGCAACTTGCTGTCCATTATAAGTATTAATAATATGGAAAGCAGAATAATCCCTGTTTCCACCCAAGGAAACATCACATCCTAGCACATAAGTATAATATGGAAGAGGATCTTGCCAAACTCGCATCCGATCTCCATATTTTTGATAATATTGTTGGCTGGTTTGTGAATTAATTCTGCTTAAAATCTCTCCAGCAATGTAGGTTTCACCAGTTCCTAAGAATACGCCTTCATATTCTTGCATCCATTGTCTGAGCGGCATGTTTGCCCTAGTAGTCTTTTCCCAATCATCAACACTAAGCCCTTTATCTTCCATTTCCTTGTACAACCACTCATAACCTAAATGTCTTTTGTACTCAGGATGATCTTGCCACTTAATATCTATGGCATTGAATGAATTTTCTTTATTTACGGCTTTATTATAAACATCGTAATACCAGTTTCCAACACCGTTTACAGTAGATAAAACGAAAGCACGGCCACCAGTAGAAATGATAGGATAAACAGCAGCCCAAATAGTATCTATGTTGTCAATAAACGCTGCTTCGTCAATTACAAGCATAGATCCTGCTAAAGAACGACCAGATTGCTTTCCTGAAGGTCTAGATTTAATTGTAGAGTTAGTATTTAACTTTAATGTGTGTTTATTGTCTTCAATTATTCCGGGTTTTAAAAATTCTGGAAGTTCGTCATACATTATTTTTATTCTATCTAAAACTTCTGTTGACTCAGCGTCTCCCTTGGATAAAATTACGATAGATTTATGTTTATTAAATATTGCAAACCACAAACAGTAAGCAGCAGCTATCGTAGTACATCCCGCCTGTCTAAATTTTCTTAGAATATTAAATCTATGAGCTTGTAAATCAGTTAATATCTTTTTTTGGAATCCATAAAGTTTAAAAGGTACTAATCCTCTAACTGGATGCACAACTTTTATATATTTTGATATAAAGTAGTTTGGATCCTCTTTACAAGCTTTAAATTCATGAGTTAAACTTTGTTCCATAAAAAAATTAAATTAGTACTATTATATCTATATGAATATATATGCTTTTATATGTACTAGAACTAAAGAAGTTAATGATATAACTCTAGAACTACTAAGTTTCTTGAATACTAATAATATTAAAGTACATTTATTAGTCAATTCTTCATCTATATTCAAAGCTTATTCAAATGCTCTTAAAAAAGTTAATCCTGACGATGAAGATATCATCATTTTATGTCACGATGACATCCAAATAACGACAAAAAACAAAGATTTTGTTAAAATATTAAAAGAAGAGCTTGAAAATCCAGAAATTTGCTTCGTCGGACCAGCCGGAACACGATTTTTAGGCCAAGATGCTGTTTGGTGGAATTGGGATAACCATAAAATGGGCTACCACAGCGGTTTAGTGATGCATTTGAACGAAAAAAAGCAGCCTTACCCAACTTTTTATGGGCCTTACGACAATGTAGCTGTCTTGGATGGCTTATTTTTGGCAGCTAAGGCTAAAAATTTAAGAAAAATAGGGTTGGAGAAGCCTGAATACTTTGAAGGTGAATGGGATTTTTACGATATTCACTACACGACCACTGCTCTAAAGAACGGAATGCGTAATAGAGCAGTACCAATAACCATGATTCATCACTCAAGCGGTCAACTTGTAGGGAGGGATTCATGGCATAAAAATAGGCAAGCGTTCATTGACCACAATAAGTTGCCTATTTCACTTCTCGGAGATCTATCATGATGGAATTTTTATTTTGGGTTTTAACTGTTTACGGAATAGGTGTGCTAATGGCATACTCAACGATCATGGAACCAATCAGAACCTTCTTTGCCAAGCGTTACAACGATACGACTTGGGGCAAGTGGGGTTGGCTACTCATGAACTGCCCCATGTGTACCAGCTTTTGGGCAGGAATGGGACTCGCCTATCTAGGAGTCGTAAGTCCTTTGCTACCAATGATCGCTAATCCTACACTACTTCTAGTAGCCTCAGGCGTATTCTCATTGGCTACAACCTTCCTAATTCAAACCTTGCTGTTTGAAACCTTCGCAAAACCCAAGAAATCGGGTTGCGGATGTGGTAAACAAACATCCAAGCAAGAAACTGAAGAAGAAACAGAAGAATGATCTTTAGGCCCCTTCTCACGGAAGGGGCCTTCTACTTCTACCCCTTCAACAGTGGGCTATCGGACGCAACATAAAATTCTTCGAAGTCCACATAAAAAAATTAATACCTCTACTCTAATATAGGCAAGGAGATGAAATTATGAAAACAAAAATTTGGATAGAAAGCGACAGATTACTTAACGACAATAGGTCACCAAATACAGGCGATACTTGGTACTATGTAATGTTTAAACCCAACCAATCAGCAGAAGCTATCTGCTTGGCCCAATACAGCAAAAGCAAGAAGCGTGCTCTAAGATTCTTAATTAATCTCAAGCGAGCCATGAATAGCCTCTGACAACCTACATATAAAGAAGACCAATGGCAGACTTCTTCTTTTCCGCTCTAACCGTATGTATGGCCGTCTGGTTCTTCGTAACCATGTGGATGGTAGCTGATTACTGTTTAAAGAAAAAAAAATAATCTAAGCCATCCCCCTGACAGGTTCCTTAGGTAGTACCACTCATCAAATAATCCTTTACCTGTCGGGGCTTGATCGGAGGTGATCCTAGGTACTACCGGGAGTCCCAAGTTTTCTCTTGGGACTCTTTTTTTTATGATCCCCTTGCTACCCCTAAAACTAATATTCCTTGCCGTGGATGGGACCCATAGGTTTTTAAAGTTTTTTAGAAATCTATGAGGAGTCTCAGGGCTTTTATGGGACTCCTAAGGTTTTTTGGAACTTGCTAAAAAAAAGTTAGAGAGAGTGTTGTTAATTATCTAGGTTCATCTGGCTCGAAAGCAAGGCCCTGTCAATCTTTTTTTCGCGTTTTTTTCCGGTGGCATAAGTGCTTTTGTAGACCAGAGTTATAAAAATTTTTTTGGGGCTTGACAAACTCGGGTTCTGGACTATAATAGGGGCATGGGAACAATGACTGGCTCAGTAGTTGTGAATGGTGTGGACTTCCGTGCTACCTTTGAGGTGGACTGCGACAGATATCCTGAAGAGGTTACGGAGTTCTGGGCGGATGGTTTTTCCGATGAAGACCTAGCCGAAAAGGTCTACAAGTCTTTAGATGAAGAGACGATCAATCGCCTAACCAAAACTCAGGACATCTTGAACGGTCTTGTTAACGACTACTTCAAGCGTCACAACGAGCATTGGAAACCTTACTGATAAGAACCTTGGATGTTACGAAAGCGTAACAGGCCGGGGGCCCCATTGATATAACCTCTTATTCTACAATGGTTTAGAGAAATCAGATTTAGGCTCTTGACATGGTGCAGAATTTAGGTATACTTAGGGCATGAAGATCACGAATCAAGATGCGGCAACGCTCATCAATGGCACGAATGGCAAGGTTTTCTCGGTTAAGTTTGTGACCCGTGGATCAGGCGAAGTTCGGGAAGGTCGCTTCCGCTTGGGTTCTACCGTGACGGTTGGACGCGCAGGTGGTGTGGCGGCTTACAGCTTTAGTGGTAAGGGCTTAATTTCGGTTTATCGCATGGCGGGAGACGAGTCCGCATCGGATGGTCAATGGCGCACTATCCCTATTGAGGGCATCAAGTGGGTTAAGATCGACGGCATGGAGTATGAGGTTGGACAATGAAAACCAAAATTGTATGCGCTGTATGCGGAGAAGAGACAGCAGGCAACCCGACCTATAGCTTCTACGGGAGCGCGCATAAGTGGGGGCCGACTAATCACACCTTCGAACCTAAGATCGTGGAGGAAGAACAATAATGGTTTATCTTTTGTGGCGTGACCGTGAAAATGGATGCACGCTAGTGGGTATCTATCAAACGAGAGAGTTGGCAAATCAGGAGTGCGAAAGAAAAGCTAGGCAATGGGCTGAACTCAATCCCCTCCGCACTCGTGAGTTGAACCCTTTTTGGATCGAAGAATACAAGGTGCAACAATGAAAGTTTATGT